AGTCGCCTCGATCGGGTAGCTGTTGTAAGCTACTCCCTTCCAGATAACCGGGCCGTAATATCCATTCGCGCCGGAATGGAAGCGGATAACCTCGCCTCCCAGTGGCGTAAGGTCCAATTCAAACAAGTCAATTACCGCGCCGACTCCGGCATCAACGGAATCAATAATCATCTCTGTAGGTATGTTGCGCATTTTATCACCTTGTAATTTTGTGATCGCCATCACTCTGAATCATACCAAAACGGTTGATCGCGATTTTTACAATATGTATATTGTACTCAAAAGGAAGCATGGTTAACAAAATGGCGCGGAGGTGTGAAATGGATGATAAGGTGTGGAGGTTGACGGTGTTCCTTGCTGATGGCAGAGAAATGCTTGTGGCCCTGTATAAAGATGAAGGAGAGGCATTTGTTGACGCGCTTTTACTTGCTGAAGACGAACGCGTTTTGGGGTACGAGATCGAACCTGGCAAATGAGAGGTTAACGAAATGCAAAAATACTCGTTAGAGGTGTGGACTGATAAATGTGAATGGGAGCGCATGGGCCTGTTTGATACATATGTCGCAGCGCGTGATGAAGGTCGTGAGTTACTTCGCTGTTGGTCTAACGCTCGTGATTTTGATATTACTCCGGTCCAGGTGCCGGATAAGGTGGAAGAGATGAACCCGAAAGATATTAACTTCAACGCCAATGTTAACTTTGCAGACTCTATGGATCAATCTTGCCATGGTGAAATACACGCAAAAGGTTTTCCGGCTGACGATCCAGAAGCAAAACGCGAATACGAAAAAGCGGCAAAAGACTTCTGTATCGACAATTTGTCTGCATTCGATAAATAGGCGGCAACATGGGGCGGCGCAATCACGGCGATTATGTGTACACGTTGAAACAGGCAGCACGCATCATCGGTTATCATGAGCACGAATTTATTGATTTGCTGATTGAGCGCGGGATACTTTACAAGGTCTGTTTAACGCTGTACCCGAAAGCTAAATACCTACAGGAAAAGTTATTCATCATCATGACTGATGAAAACCAGGTCAATCACTCATTCGTCACTGATAAAGGTGTCAACTATCTGCGCGATAACTTATAGGGCGGCAATTATGGATAAGGTTATCGAAAATGTTTTGGTAGTAGCTGGCGCGATTGCCATTGTTTATGCCTTTCTGAGCTAATGGGGTGGATCATGAAAATCGAAGTTTTAGCATTAATCGCAATGGGCTTGATCGTCTTCGGTGTTCACGATGCTGGTTGTGACTGGGCGGCAATAGCAAACAACATGGCGCACGCTCACCCAATGAGCTTGCTGTATATCCACTACTGACAAGAAAAACCCCGCTTCGCGCGGGGGTTGTTTTTATACGCCATCAACCAAAAATAAAACCTCCTTACCCTCCCTGGATCTGCACCCGACATACCCATCCCCCATATCATGTAGATACCAGGTGTCCCCATTGTCAGCCTTTACAGTAAGGTTGTTGATCTCGTAGTCGTCAAACAATGTAAAAGCGTCAGTTTTGTCCACTACACAAGTCCCGTACATAACAACCCCCAATTAGCCAACAACTTGCTCAAATGTTGCGTTTAGCGTGTACACAGACCCGTCTTTGGTCATGCTCCAACTACGACAAACAAAAAGCCTTTGCACGCCATCAATAGACGGCGACCAGTAAAAAGCCTCGACAGCGCCTCGCGCCCTCAAGAATGCTTCTGCCTGGATCGCCACGTTCCCACTATCACCGCATCCTGCGCTACTGCCTTTAAAAACCAGGGTGTAGCTATCAAGCAACGTGTTAATCCCTTTCGCCTGGCGCTGTTCATAACCATCACCAAGTTTAACGACCGACACATTTGGTTCCCTGGTCACGCTGTAGCTTCTTTGCGGCGTCCATCTGAAAACTTCCGGCATGATTCCCCCTATAAGTTACATATTGCATACATCTTTACGCGCTTCTACGCGAAAAATGATAACTTCGTCACAATAATTATACCCAGTTTACAAAATGGCTTCACACAGGACGTAGCAAGATGTATACAGAAAGCAAGAAGAGAAAGCAGTACCAACAAAGGGGGACAATATGGAACGCTATGTAGTGGTAATGCTAAACAGAGCATTCGAACAGGTGGAAGTTGCGATTGTGAAGGGATTTGATGACGCATTCAAATACGGTCAATTCATGATGAACGCAAAAGAAGACGAATACCGTGATTTCTTCCTGAAAGTTGTCAACTAATGGATTGTGGGGTGAGTTATGAAATTGGTAGCGATTGACAAAAACCTGAAAGCACAGAAAAACGCACAGGACCGGATCATCAAAAAGGGCAAGGCTTTATTAAATGCTTTCCTGAGAAAAGAGGCCAACCCCAAAAAATTACGCGATGGCTACGGTTATAAATTTGATATCAATCCCGACTGGCGGTTATTCAGCGAAGATTTAAAGATGTGGTTAATTATTGATCATCTGGAATACAACCGCCACTGTGGCGTAAAAGGTGCGCATAAATGAGGTGAAATATGGATGACGATAAATTCACCTGGCGGGAGATCTGGAACATCTGGCAGGTGATGTTTGCTCGAAGCTACATAGCAAGAAACGGCAGGTTGTGATTTGCGGAGGAAAATAAAATGAAAAACCCGGCAAATAAAAGCAATGTAAAACGTATGGCCTGGGTCGTGAAATGGATGGATAGCAAAGGCGATACATACACTGAACCGTTTTTCAGATATACTGACGCAGTGTTCGCAAGAAGTGTAAGGGGAGGGAAAATTGAGAGAGGATATACAAGATTTGAGTAAATTTATTCAGTAAATTAATAACATAATGAAGGTTTATGATGATTATTCACGAGACTGAAGAATGCAGAAGGATTGATCTTAGTGTTGAAGATGATGGAAGATTATGGATCGTTAGCGACTGCGAGATGATTGTAATAAACAAAAAGCAAGCTGACGAACTGATAAGAGCATTACAGCTTTATGCAAGCGGCGAATTTAAGAATGATGAAATTGAATAAAGATAACCCCGGCATTGTACCGGGGTTTTTGTTTATTTGCGGCGCGGTTGCAACATTCCTCCAGGTCGTTGTGATTCCCTTGCCATCATCTTCATTGCTACGCGCTCCATAGTCTGTTCAAGTCTGCGACCGTCTTCGTCGCTAAACCCGTTCGTGGTATGGACGTTTATGTTAACGGGCATATTTATGCCGCCACCATTGAAGAGATCGCGGCCAGGAATAACCCTACCATTCTCGCCAGGAATCATATACTGACGCCCGTTGCTCGTCTGGAATAGTTCAGGAATCCCGTGTTCACCTACGCGATACAGACTACCACCATTAACAGAACCACCATTATAACGCCCGCCACCAAAGATTGACGTTGCCAGCGACATTATCGCAGAAAGCGCCGCAGCACCAGCCGCAGCCCAGCTACCACCAGTCGATGCAGCAGTAGCCGCCGCAGCAGGGGCCGCCGCAGCCGCGATCTCACCCTGGGCAGCAACAGCGCCAGCCGTTGTACTTGCCTGGGTAGCTTTGCTTTGCGTTTCCATCATCAACTGATCTGCTATCCAGTTAGCGGCAATTTCTGATAGTTTATTGCCAACAGTATTGAGTATGCTGCTTCCCAGGTTGGCGAAAACCTCACTTAGCGATTGAGTACCGTTTAGCAGTCCGGTAATGGCATTACCCATGCCACCTTTCAGGCCGCTGACGCACGCACCAATCAGGCCGTTTGTGTCGCTTTGCGCCTGCCATTGTTCCCATTTCAGATCTCTGATCTGTTGTTCATATTCCAATAGAGCCTGTTTCTGTTGCGCCTCTGTAGCGCCCAGGTCTATTAGCATTTGTTTTCGAACTGCCCATTCATTTTGCGCCTGTTTGATTGGGTCAATTTCTCCCTTAAGCTGATCCATCGGGCTAACTATGTGGTCCCATTTGTCGCGTAGCTCATCAACAGGGATTTGCGCCAATTCGTCCTTCAGTTCCTTGCCTATCCCTTTCTGCGCTGCCCTGTACTCAAGGAGGGTTATTTTGCCCTTGGCGAACGCAGCATCAATGGCCTTGCCGTTCTCCAGCGCTTTACGCATGGCTGCGGCGTCCTTGTTGTACTGGTCAGAGACTTTTATACCTTCATCGCCAAGCCGATCAGCTTCGGATTTCTTGTCCTTTTTGCCTTTTTTCCCTTTTTTCGGCTTACCAACTGGCTGATCGAATCCGGTGATCTTGCCGTCGTCAGCCTCACCCTGTTTCTGCATGAACTCATCATAAGCGGCAGTCGCTTTTTCGATGTCATTCTTAAACGTCATGAATTTGCCAATGGTGGGGCCAAATTTCTTCTCGTTGTTGCTGTTTAGCTCTTTCTTGCGTTTGTCTACAATCTCCTTCATCCATTTGTAGCCATCCATTAGCGCCTTGATTGGAGTCACCATTCTGATGATTTCTTCCGCCACCTCGCCAGCCTTAACAGCAACATCGTCAAATATGTCGATGAACTCACTACCAGCGGTTTTCAGTGTATTGAAACAGGTTGCGGCGAATTTTGCGCCTTTACCCAATCCCTCAACACCACCAGTGATTAAGTCTATCGCTGTCACAACTCCGTCAGATATGCCGAAAAGATCGTCTAGCTGTTCGACAACGCCCATCATCTCAACTTTAAGCTCGTTGAAGGCTATTCCTGTTGTGCGCGGCAATTGTGCGAACTTCTCGTTCGTTTCCTGCGTGGAGGACTGGATCGCGTTGAGCATCCTTTCAGCAGTGATCTTGCCGTCCAGCATTTCAGCGCGGAACTGACCCATTGATAACCCCATTTGGCGGGCCATTTCCTGTATGATTGTTGGTGTGTTGTCACGGATTGAGTTAAATTCCTCAGCCTGCAACACGCCAGCATCAATAGCCTGGCGGAATTGACGCATGGAGTTAGATAGTTGTTCCGCAGACACGCCGCCAAGGCTACCAAGTTTTTGCAGCGTGCTAACCAGGTTGAGGACCTGGCCTTCCGTAGCTGATGTGTTTTTTAGCGATATAGCAAGCCCTTGCCACAGGTCGCCAGTGTCCTTGAGGCTTTGTCCTGTCTCTTTTGATATATCTTTCAGTCTGTTGAAAACACGTTCCGTGGCCTCTGCCTCACCTGTAAGCAGTTTGATTTTTACGCGAAGCATTTTTGCTTGTTCCGCCATGTCAATAAACTGGCGCACAGCCTCCGCAGCAAGTAACAGATGGATGACCCTGGATAGCGCTTTGATTGAAGTCTTAAGCGTATTCACCTGGCGGTCAGCGCGTTTTGCGCCACGCTCGATACTGTCAAAAGCCTGGTCTGCCTGTCGTTGAGCAACAAGAAGCTGACCAGTTTTTGCATCAACTTCGTAATAGATTGTGCCTAAACTAGTTGCCATGATTTAACCTCATGAAAATTGTGATCCAGATCTCTATTTTATACAAAATGGCTTCACTTCAACGTATACATTTTGTATAAAGAAGTCAAAGGAAGAGGAGAGAAAAGAAGGTAGAAGGAAACAAGGGATTAAGACTTGAGGCACAGCCAACCGAAGGACCGATGGAGGCGAAAACCCCTAAAACTAACAGGAAACAGAAAAATGATTTAAAATACCGGATGAACCGGAGGAAGCAAAAGAGGATAAGAAAATGAAAAACTACTACCGACCCAACGAGCATGAACGCTATGCCGACTTTATCGAAGAAATGCTGAAAGCACTTAAAAACAAAAAATAAGCGGGGGTGTGGTATGAAACGGCTAATAAAAGCGGCGGTGATGGCGGTAATGGTAGGTTTAGCATTCAACGCCAACGCAAACGATGTGATGAATATAAACTGCGATGATGTAGCTAATAATGTTGCCGAATACCACAAAATCTTCAAGAAGGAACCCGCAGCTATCAAGGTTTTTTATAAAGCAATTGACGATCATTTCGAAGGTAAACCAGTTTACGCAAGATGGTTTAACTGGGGACTTGTGAAGGAGGCTGCTGTAGGCGTCGTATTCGAAGGCAACGATGAAATAAGAAACAGAATAGCCAATGAGTGTAAAGCTGATAAAGCTGCATTCGCTGAAAGAATATTCAATGAAGGCGGCTCGGGCGTAAAAAATCATGCTATCGTTGATTTAGGTAACGGCAGAATTGAAATTGTAAGGATCAGATAATGGGCACTATCAAAAAGCATCATCAACATATAACGCCCGGCTAACCCCGGGCTTTTTCTTGCTCGCGTTTTTTCATCAATTCCAGCACCCTCTTAGCTGCCTCCATTTGCTCATCATAATCACGTTTATTTATCTGAACGTTTGGCTTACGTTTCTCGTTTCTTTCGTCTGGCGGCGTTTTAGCTCGTACTGCGGCCCTATATCCGGTCATTGTCATGCCCCACGCTTCAGACTCAGACAATCCAAGGTGAGCAACGGCAGAATAAACATACTCAAGGATGTCGAATGTTGGCTTGTACTCGCCATCCTGGTTTTCTCCCGTGTCTTCTTCTGGACCGTCACCAATTAAACCGTGGAACATGCAGTGCTGCGCCAGTGTGATAACGTCGCTAGTGGGCATCAATCCAGGTCTCAGTCTCAACTTGCCCGAAGGAGTAAAGCTGCATTCGCCCAATAACGGGCCTATTTCGCATTCTGAGCAACATTTTAGTACGTGGATGGACGTTTGCACCAGTTCACCATAACAACGCGCCAGAATGCGATTGCGGAGGTCTGTATCCATTGGCATACGCCGTGGGTATCTGCCACCGTGAACCGTTGCGAAGTATTCGACCAGTTCCCTGTCACTGCCGATCTTAGCCATTGCAGCAAAACAGGGATTAAATTCGTAACGTCTGCCATCAACCACAACCGCAAACTGTCCTGTTCTAACGTGAATCATAGTTGTCACCTTAAAAATAAAGGGGCCAAGCGGCCCCGATGTTAATATTTACTGTTACACTGACGGAACGTCACCTGCTGTGACCTTGCCAGCGCTTTCGCACTCAATTGACCAGGTGGACACATCGTCGTGCGGATCTTCTTCTTTAAAGGAGGTGCAAAGGAACGGACCCTCTGTTACATCAAGCGGGGAAACGAGTTTCAACCAGACGTAAGGCTGCGCACCAGTTGTTTCGCCAGGGTTAATAACGTGGCGTTTAAGTGCTTTCTGGTTGTGGATCTCTTCGGTGCGGGATACGCCGTCACCTGAGAAGGCAACAGATTTGTAAGTCACCAATGATTCTTTGGTATAGTCTGCCGATTTATCAGCGGTGGCGTCTGCGGTTTCCCATTCTACGGAAAGAGATTTGCCACGCATCATGCCTAACGCTTTATAAGCGCTTTCTTCAGGTTTCGCATTAGGGCAGGAGATAGCGTAAAATACGGCAACGTCACGGCCTAAGAACGAACCTTTTTCACAAGTCTGAGACATGTTTAGTTACCTCTTATCTAGATATGATGGTTTGGAAAGCTACGGTGAAAATAAAGCGCCCTTCTCTCGTCTGCATTGCAGGAATAGCGCCAATTGGTTTCATGTGAGTAATTTTATCAGTTTTGTATTCGGTTATCATACTCTGGCGTATTGCGTCGGCGAGGTCTTCCACTTCACTGATATTTGCGTCATTGCGTGCTGAAATTACCAGGATGCGGAAATAATCACGGGTTACTGCTTCTTCACCAGCCGCGCCGCCGTTTTGCTGTATGACAATGTATCTGTCGTTATTCGAATTGGATCGCTCATTCCAGAAACGGGCCTGCAAAATATAACCTTCGTCGTACCCGTGGGACTTAATCCAATCCCTTATTTCGTCATATACTTCGCTGCGTTTCATGATTGTTTCGTCCAGTACCCAAGTTTTATCGTGTTCCAGATTTCATTGAAATTGTCTGGTTCCTCGAACGCCTTGCGCAAAAATTCCGGTTCAGCGTTAGGATCCCAGTAATAACCTTTCCCAGTACCTCCGCCGAACTCAACTACCTGTTTCGGGCCGAAATCAGAAAGGTTGTTGGTTTTACCAAAATGCTCGCGAGGCTGTCCCATTAATGTCCCCGGCATGTCATGCACCCATTCAGCATAGCGGGCGGTATATCCAACCCTGAGACAAAGGCCGCTCCCGTTTTTCTCGACAGTCTGGTACATACTGTTAATCAAAAAACCCGTATCAACTGGCGTCATTCCAGATGCAAGGCCGGACGCAACGTTTCCAACAATCCATAGCACTTCATAAGTCTTTTTGTCTGCTATGTTCCTGATTTCTTCCGTCATTTTCATACGGACGCGTCTGACGCCTTTCAGTGGCATAATTAACCTCCTGTGACGATCTTATAATCCGGCGTGTCGTTAAACATGCTCATGTCCCATTCAACGATCCCGGTTATAAAGTTGGCCCCAGCCGCCAGCGGGTCAGCAATAGCAGTGGTGTCGCCAGTAGCAATCATCCAACCCTTTTCCGGGCGCTGCACTGGCTGCATCTTGTGAAGCAGTTCGGTATATACGGTTATCGTGTTGCTAACTTCATTCCCGTTTGCGTCCGTTGCGGTTCCGTCTGTGCGTTCCCATGCACAATCAATAAGGTATGGCGCACCGTATACATCGGAGTTTGTCCAGTCGTCACGCGTTACTGGGTAAATGGTTGCTAATGCCTTGTAGCTGAATCTCGCGATCTTACTCATAGCCATAGCTCCATTTAACAATTTTGGGATGGGTTTTTGCCACTCGCGGGCATAGAATTACCCATTCACCAGCGTCATTGAGATAGGCCGCCACCTGTCGCCCGGTGTCAGTCTTCACCCACACGCGAGTAAACAGTTTTGGCAATAACGGATCCGGTAATGTCAGGTCGTTCCACATCGTTACATCCTCCCACTCTTACCTATCCATAGTCCGGCATGTGCGGTAGCTTCAGGATCTGCTGGAATCAGTTCTGCTGTGCAATTATGCTTGTCAATCGAGCGTAGCAACGAGCAAGCCGCTCTCCATTTTTTATTGAAATCAACATAGCGGTATGACTGGCTTGCACCGTTCGGACCTGTGTGTGAGGAAACGTATTTATTCGCCTGTGTGAGTCCTAACAGCCCAATCAGATAAAGTTGAATTAATGTTGCAGTGGAGGCCGGATAGTTGGCATCAAGGCATTCGTTAACGCTGTTTGCCTGCTCCACCAGCAAGGATAAGATAACGTCTGGCAGGTCAATACCCTGGCTTTCAAGATATTCCCGCGCCTGTTCTGTAGTGACCATTTTGTTTGCTCCACATACAAAAAAAATCCCCGGCATCGCGCCGGGGAGTTACAGGAAATTTCTAATTAAGATTGTTTGCCGTAAACAACACCGGAACGGCCAAGCATGTCGCAGGTGATTTGTAAACCTTCGGCAGACATGATTTTGAAGTTGTAATTATCAGTCGGCATGGTGCGCGGAACAGGCACTACGCCAGTAGTCATACCGATCAGCGGGCTGATAACATCACGACGGCGCTGATAAGCAATGATTTCGTTGCCTTTCAGTGCAAAGGTCTGACGGATTTCACCAACCGGGGCGAACGGCATAACAGTATTGAGCACGCTGCCAACTACAGCACCGTTAACGATGTGCGGGCGGGCCAGGTTAGCCATGACTTCAGGTGATACCCACATCACATCATATTTTGCAACGAAGTTATTGCGGGCCATAACACCGAATTCACCAATGGTGAAGAAGTCGATCAGTGCGTCAAATTGCGCAGTGGTCAGGTCAGTGGTCAGGGTCAGTTGTTGGGTGTTTTTGTGGTTTTTGATACCCATAGCTTCATGACCATCAACCTTGATGTTTTCGTTACCGTTCAGATAGAACTGCACGCGTGCTTTGTTGAATTTTTTCAGTTTCAGACGCTGGCTGTCCAGGGCGAGGTCAATACCTACAGTATTTAAGCCCTGAGCTAAACGCCAGTTAACACCGTAACCAGCCGCGAACATCGGGATCGGGTCGCCATCGCTGCCGTATTCGGTGTGATCAAAGCCGTGCGGTGCCTGGCCATCCATAGACATTACGACTTCATCGTTGATGTCGCCTGATACGCTGTACATTTTCAGCGTTTTACCAATAGGGAGTACAGTCTGCACAGCCATCAGGTCATTCACGATCTCGATACCGATTTCCTCGGTGTTCAGTTCGATGATCTGGTTATCAATTTCTTTCCAGAACTCTTTTGCGAAGCCACCAACAGCGTTGCAGGCCAACATTTCAGAAGTCATGTTTGCTTTGTTAGCTGCAATCATGGCGTCATGCTGAGCGTTGAAGATATTGCGTTGCGCCCACAGTTCGTTCCAATGGCCCTGCATACGGGCGTTGGTAGCGAGGTTTTCTTTAGTAAAGTACATGTTTTTCCCCTTTTAAATTAAGCTACGCGAACGCGGATGAAGTCTTCAGCTTCCAGTTTCACGTCTTCCTGGCAGTACGCGACAGTAACTTCGTTTACCTGGATGGCCTGATCTTTGGTGTAAGTGCCAAGTGCAACACGCATTGCGAATTCGCGGCCTGTTTCAAAGTAGTCAGCAACAACAGTTTCATTCGTTGCGATGGCATCGGCGATGTTTTTGCCTTCATGGAAAGCAGGGTTAACGATATACAAGCGGCCTTCTGCTGTGGTCGCTTTAACGAATTTATCGCCTTCCAGTTTAACCAGTTCACCCGGTTTAAGTTCAGCACCAGCAAGGCGGGTTTCGGTGATGGACTTGCCATCAATATTTACACGACGAAAACGAAACATTGTGATCCCCTTTTAATTAGAAATAAGTGTTAAAGTCCGGGACTTCGCCTTTTTTACCTTCGCTTGCTGCGTTGGTTGCCATCGGCGCGGCTTTGCCCAGGGATTTAAACATTGCTTCTAACGCTTCACCATTTAATGCGTTAGCAACAATCTCGCCGTGAACTTTTGCTACTGCGGCGCGTTTTTCTGCTACTTCTTTATCTGCGTTTGCTGCGATCTCTTCTTTAATCGCTTTTTGATTGGTCTGTAATTCTTCAACGCTTGCCTGTACTGGTTTAAGTGCTTCAGCTACTGCATTGGCGATATTAGCGGATAAACCTTCGTTAATTTCTTTCACCAGTTCGGCGCGTTCTTCTTTGGTCAAAGGCATGGGATCGTCCTCCGATTTATTGGCCTTAATTTTTTCACTTAGTGAGAAAAGATTGGATAGGTGTTCAGCGAACTGAGCGAACCATGATTTACTTTCCTCGTTGGTTGCAAGCTCGCCATTATTGAGAATTATTTTATCAGCCTGTTTTTCATACGTGCAAACTTGAGCACTTTCGGTATTAGTAGCAATCGTCACTTCTTTGTCGGTGAAGTCAACGACGTAGACATAATCGGCGTCAGGGAACAGTTTACGCGCAGCTTCTTCCAATTGTTTTTCAAGCGTGCGATAGCTGTTTTCTTTCATTGCCACCGCCATTAACGGCTTCGCCTGGTCAGTGTTAACCATCAGGCCAACGCCCTGTTCTGGCGATGCGGCTGGCGGTTCATGCAGTAAGATAGCGTCATGGTCGATTGACATGATTTTAACTACGCTGTCAGCGCCCTGGGCTTTCATTTCTTCAGTAGCTGGCATACGCTGGCGATATACGGCAACAGATGACCAGATCGGATCTTTGCTTTCGCCTTTTTCCAGCGCTTCGAGTCTGCTTAATAATTCGCGTCCTTGCTCTGAATGGCTGGCGGTTTCAACATCAACCCATTTTTCCACATAAACACGATTGCCGCGTAATTCAACATTTCTGTTCCATGCACCACAAAAGCCAATATTCAGACCTTCCGGGCTAAATGCGGAAACAAATTCACCGTCAACCGTAGGATGGCCCAGCGGTGCGAGCGTGCCTTCCAGAGATTGATAATTAGCAATGATTTCGGCTTCCGGGTAATATTCCCGATTCATAACGATATTGAAGGGCAACGTATACGACGGGACAACAATGTGTTCACGCCCGTTATATGTTTCCCGGCGGATGGTATTAGCGGTTAATTTGGTATTAACCTGAATCAGTTCTTTATTCACGGTTTTTACTCCCAATCTTCGCCATATTTAGCGTGCGCAACTTTGTAATTTTCTTGCGCTCGCTCAAGGATTCTTTTGTTTAATATGTTACCAGATTCATCGACCAGCACGGTAATAGTGCTACATTTGCAGTTAATTGAATTGGGGGATTTGCTCCACCATTCGCGCTGCTCGTCTATGGTGTACGTTTTACCGTGCCGCTGTGCGTGTGATAGCCTGGTAGTCGGTGATAATGCCGAAATGTGCATCTGCATAGTGCGCAAATTAAGCTCTTCCGATGCAGCCTCAGCCTCATCCATACGCGCTGTGCGCAATGCTGTGCATATTTCAGTACGGGCAATACGTTTGCACCTGTATAGCGGCAATTGCGTTTCCTGCTGCAATGTGCGCGCTATTTCCAGTGGGTTTAAGCCACGGGCCATACCTTCGGTTAATCGGCGGGCCATATCCTTCTTGATCTGTGCAGTCAGCCCGCGCATCTCTTCAAATACACGGGTACGGACCAGGGCAAGGCGCGTGCGATAGGTCTGACTGGTTAATACCGCCGACACTTCAGGGTAAGCCCTGGAATATGTGACCGACTGATTAGCGAGGTTGGCATATTCCTGTGAAGTGCCGCGCTGATATGCCACTTTCACGTATTCCTGCCAAAACCAGAAGTTTTCCGGGTCTGTTAAATCGAATATTTCATCAATCATGTCGCTGGCGTCTTCCAGCAAATCATGTAATTCGTCGATGTAGATCTGGAAAGTGTATTTCTTATTAACAGCCAGGCTATATTGCATCCTGTCCAGTATGGCAATATACGGATCCGCAACTTTCTTCAGGCAGGCTTTAAAACGCTTAATAGCTCCAGACCGTAACTTCCCTGTCATGGTCGGGTCTTCGGTGTTAGATGGCATTATCGCGGCTGGAGGTATTCGCCTGATTATCTTCTTCACCTTCATCATCGTTTTCCTCTTCCGTTTCTACTACACTGGCTGGGCCATCGTATCCGGCAGCCTCGCGAATCTCGTCACCGCTAAATATTTCTTCACCAGTAGCAAGACAAGCCTGATTGATTTGCGCCATTTTGTGTGCCGCTTCCAGTAGCTCGGCTTTTGTCATGGCGTTAAGGTCATCCCATATAACTGATACGTCAATTGGCATACTGATAAGGCGAAGATCTGCCATCTTGCGGAATAGTTCCTCAAGTTCACCGCCGATTTCCTCCCTGCGAGTCATACAGCGGCTGTTGAAGTAGCGGAGATCTTCGGTTGATGCGCGTTCGCCCTGCTGGTTCCCTACCAGGATGCGGGTCGGAATATCAATACCAGCGGCGGCGGTTTGCAGGTTGACATCATAGGTTGCTGACGGGTCAGATACGGCAGTCACCAGCGGGCTAACTGTGGCACCTTGTAATGCCATCATCACGTCGTTACCCTTATTCATTTCATCCGCTGCCTCGTTGAATTTTTCGCGCAGCTCTGTGACGTCGCATCCGTATGTGGCTGCCAGTGACCGGAAGTCAATATCCTTGTCGAATGAGATAGCAAGCTGGCGGGCGGCGTTTTTCAGGAATGATTCACCACTACCGCCTTCCACTTTCTCAAGTGACACAAATGCGTTATATGACGGCTCAAGGAAGGCTATTGCATCATCAGAATAGTCACCGAAGATGAATATGCGATCTGGATGGATTTTTCTGGCAATGGTCTTACTGTTAATGCGTTCCTTGTACTCCCACCACGTCGGCAGGCCATAATTTTCATTATCCGGGTTTTCTTCGAAGTCCTTCGGCGTCAGAGCACCAGCCCATGCAGGGGTAAATTTGGCAATGCCTACGCCTTTTGTCACGGGCCGATCCCACGGCTGGTTATCTTTGACATGAATCAACAGGCCAGCATAACGACCGATGAGGCGGCGGCGATCACATTCGGCAATGACACGCCAAAATCTGTTGTCGAATTGTTTCTTGATTTCTCTTTCCCAGGGTGTTTCCTTTTCCGCTTTCTCGTCTTCGGTTCCCTCGATTAGCGTTGGCATGGTTCGCCAGCAAGTTGTGATAATCTTCTCCACAGCACCATGAGCGATACCGCCGCGTCTGTACAGTTTGTATAGATCGTCATACGTGATTTCTTCCTTGAATCCGTATTCGCTCCACGCAGCATCACGTTTGGCATCTATCCCCATAGTGAATGGGTGGGCTGCGGCATAGCGGGCGTATGCAGCCTGGCGTTGAGACAAGGCAGCATTAACCGCCAATTCTAAATTGGATGGCATAATGTTTACTCCTGAATACATGTTTACGCGTTGCTACGCGAAAAATAGAAAAACTTGTGGGTAGTTGTGAGGCAGATTTTAAAATCCGCGCAGGCGCTTCGGTAACATGAGGCCCATCGCCTGTGGCTGGCTTAATTCGGTAATTCCCCATACCATTGCGTCCATACGGTCAGGGGATTTTTTGGCGGTAGCTGGCACGTATTCCATCATTTGATTTTCCAGCGTGTACAGTTCACCAGTGTGGGCCACCCTTCCTTGTGCATACAGTGCAGATATTGGTTCGGCGCGGGCGAATTTACCCTTGCTTGCGTGCACCTTAACAATGCGGCCTTTGAATCCTGCATTGCGTAGCGTGGCCTCTGCCATTTCGCCGCCCTGGTTGGTTTCGATAACCATCGCGTCAGCCTCATGAATGTCATATGCGCTCATTGCTGCTTGCGCCCAGGCATTAGGGGACATGCGTCCTGAGTAGTCACCATCAACAGAATACTGAGCATTTTTACCGCCACCGTAAGCGGAACATGCAACGATCCCCGTTTCGTCCGATTCTTCCGATGATGTTGTCGCCGGGTCGATAGCTACCACCGTGCGAATCTTGTCCTGCGTTATCTGCATCCGGTGCGCTGCGGTTATCATGGCTTCAGTCCACAATGCACCCTCTTCGTCGAATTTACGCGGGCGCTGCATGTACTGGGCCTCAAATGACCGCCTGTGTGCTTTCAGTCCTGCTTCATGTTCGTCATTGTGCTTCATGGGCCATAGCCAGCCGTCTGGCAGGTTGTGAGCAATAGGAATAGCGAATTCGTTTTCAGGGTACAGATCCCAATAATCGATGCTATTGTCGATCTTCACTGGCAGGTTAAGGTGATACCACTTCTCACCGCTGCCGCCTCGTAACAGGTAGCCGGACAAATCATCGTAGTGGATGCGCTGCATAATGACGATAACAGGCGTATCCTGTACGGCAAGACGTGAAGCGAGCGTGTCGTTGTAGTTGTTCTTTACCTTATCCCGCATCACATCAGAGTAAGCGTCAGCGGGCTTTAATGGGTCATCGATAATTAACGCTCCGTTGAAGCCTGGCTCCATGTACCCAGCACGAAAACCCGTGATCTGACCGTGTGACGATGCGGCATATATCCCGCCGCCCTGTTCCGTCCACCACATTGATTTGGAGTTGGCATCATTGCGGATCTTCATAGGCCACATTGCTTGATACTCTGGCGAGCAAATCATATTTCTGACTGTCGATGAATTGAGTAATGCTAGGTTGTCGGAATAGGAGACGTGAAGAAAACGCGTGCGGGGGTTTATTGCGAGGGACCGCGCCATCATGTTGATAGTTGCGATCATGGTTTTGCCGTACCCTGGAGGGATGTTAATGATGAGTCGGGTTATCTCACCATTGACAACGCGTTGCAGTGCGTCGCGGATAGCTAAATGATGGCCTGAGATTAACATCTTCGTTCCGTTCGCTTGCTTATAGAAGTAGCGATTGAAAAACAGGCCATCGTTTTCACATTTGGACTGAATAACTCGTTCTTTGATTGTCAACATAATCACACCTCATCTTCTACTTCCTGAACGATGCGGGCGATCTCTTCTTTCGTGACTTCTACCTGGACGGGCGCTTCCTCCCTGTTGCCTACGATTTCCTGCGTAACGCGTTCACCGTATTTACGCGGTTGCAGTTTTGCTAATAGCCATTTACGCGTTTCAATCATCAAGTGGTGTCTGTTCAGTTCTTCCTTTTTGATGTTCTCTGGCGCGTCAGCAAGGTCGATGATCTCATCAGCTAACACCTCGAATCCGATCTCCTTCGCGCGCATATACATGTCCGAAAATTCTGGCACATCACGGAACCACTTAAGGATTGTTGAACGTGCAGGCATACCAGGCATCTTCGAAATCTTGTTAATGCTTTCGCCGTCCGACACAAGCTCGCAGATCTCTAATGCCTTTTCTTCTGTATAGCCATGTGGACGGCCCGTCTTTTTGGCCGCTGGCTTTTTATCGTCAGCTTTTGCCTTTTTAGTGCGGGCCATATTTCACCTCTCAATATTTATTGATGATATATACGCAAGCCACAAAACTTGCGCAATATGTTAATACTTCCAACCAGTCGAATAGCTCTTTCATTGTTTACCCTTCACATAATAGAAAGCGCCCATGTAATAAGGGCGATAGCCAAAACCATATAGATGAAATCTGACTCTCTCATGTTGTCCATCCTGCTTACGCGAAGAAAACTATAACAACTAACAACGTGCATATAACCATGATTAAGAAATCACTGTCAGACATTGATAATAAACCCCACAATAACAACCGCCGCGATACATACGAATAATACAGCTTCGATAGTTTCCATATATTCACCTATTGAGTTAGCGCGGTCATGGTGAGAACAATCGCAACGATCAGGAAAAAGAAATCAAGCCATTTCATTTTTTCGCCTCACTATTCGATTTTGCAGAAATCGCTAAAACTGCATCAGCAATTAACAACATTTCATATGTGTTCATAGTTAACACCTTCAGCTTTCAATGAGTATCATGATCGCCAGCCATACAGCGACGCATAAAGAAAGGATAACGAGCGGGTCAATCATCTTGCCCCTCCACCCAACGCTTAATCTTTGCGTTTATTAGTGCAACTGCAATAAAACCCACCAGAAATACAGAAATACCAATTAATCCAGCTATGATATAATCGTCCATAACATTATTCACCGACCAGTAATATTACAGCGGCAGCCATTCCAATAAATAAACCCAACAGAAAAGTAACCATAATCACCCCCGTTTAAAGCTCATCACACGCGGTACAAGCGCCTCTTTTGCTTTAGGCTTACGTTTGCCTTTCTTAGCTGGTTTTTTCTCTGCTTTCGGCTCTTCTGCCTGTTCAACTGCCTGTTCTGCTGCATCAGTCGCCTTTTCTGCCTGGTCTAATGCCTTCTCCACGACTTCAGCGGCCTGCATAGCTGCCACCTGTGCTTCATTTGATTCTGCCAGGATAGGGAAAAATGCATCAAAGATGCGGCCCACCATGTAAGCGTAAGTCTCATTAGCCGGATGAGTTGGATCAGTGGTCGCCACGACGCCTACATCACTTAAAACATGGAATGTGGTGTGAGCGCATTCATGTACCAGCGTTCCTAACTCATTGTCGAATACTGCGATCACGTAGAAGTTACCGCCTTTCTCGCCAGTGCAAGTAAGCGTTAATCCTCCTGCCAGTTCAAAATCAGGTTCGATTGGGATCCCTGCCTTTTCGCAAAATTCATAGAACATGTCACGAGTCGGGCAGAAGAAAACTGTTGTATGCTCAAAGAGCGGGACTTTGAATTGAGGCAACTTAATGCCTTTAGCCTTAGCCATCAGAATAATCTCCTGTCTGGTTTGCTTTTACTTCCTGTTTATACAGCGGCAGGAATGACATAAAACACTAAAAACGGCGCTGCATGAGTACCGTTTTCAGAATTTTATAAATCTGGACCTGCTTAACATCTCTGATAAACAGATCCGGGCGCTCATCCCACGCATGGTAGGTGAGTAATGGCGCTTTCTTCTACCCAGGTAGCGCCGGACCTGTTAATGAGGCTGTTGACCCGGTATTACGTGTTATTGAATTTCTGCCGTCGCTCGCGGGAAGGATTGGCCCGGTTATGGCTGGCTGGCAGAAACGGCGACACGTCAACGCGCTGTTATTCTTTGCGTAAGCACTGCGTTTTGATGTAGCCCTGAAGCGCGGTTATCTTCGCGTCTTTCTCTTTTAGTTGTTCTCTGAGGGATAGATAAGCCGATTCAGCGTCGGGAGTGAGTCGGCAGGCGGCTCCATCAATGCTGCTGGCGGTTCCGGTGGAGTCGGACACTCGCACGGGTATTGCGTTGACGCGCAACCGGATAGAACCGTTATCAATGCCAGTGCGAAGATCGGCAATGTCAGATCTGATAGCTTTAATCTCATCGTGATACCTCTTATCAAGTTTTGACAGTTCGGCGTTTCGCTCCTTCATCTGCTGAATAGTGTTACTTGCTGTTTTCAGTGCGCCTTGCGTGGTCGTTAATTCTTCCTGTAACCTTGTCGCCTCACTCTGGTAATGGCACGTTACGGCGGTAAGGCTGGCAATAATGCAAACAACAGCGGCGATAATTAACGCCTTCACCTTGTCCACGTTTCCCCCCATTCGCAAACGGCATATTCAACATCACGGCGATTAATTAGCCCTTGCCACTTCTTACCGCCAGCATAGATCCAGCGTTTAAGCTGTGCGCACGCCTCTGATTTCTTGCCGTCATTGAGCAGTTTTAATAAGGTTGATGTTTTGAAGTTTGTTGCGCCTACGTTATAGGCGAAGGAATAAAGTGCAGCGCGGGTAAAATCTGATATTTCTACTTTGATATATGGATCGATAGCTCTTGCGGTTTTGTGCAGATCTTTATTTAACAAAGCATCGCATTCTGATTGCGTGTAAGTCTTCCCAAGCATGATGTCTTTTCCGGTGTGACCGTAGCAAACAGTCCATACACCTACAACATCACGATAAGGATCGTATTCCACGCCCTCTAATTGCTTAATCATCACCGCCGCAATCGCTATCGCCCCACCAGCCGCCGCCGCAACAATCTTGTTTCTCAGCGATTGACTAATCATTTACTTATTCCCCATTCGTGCGTCGTGTTCCTCTTGCGCCCGCTTGTTCTCCTGTGATTTAAAGTAATAGTTAACGGCGAATGTGCCTATGGTTGATAAGATACCAACGAAAACAGCGACGTCATTGATGGTTATAGCACCGAAAAAAGCGGTTACTGCACCAGTCACATACGCACACGCCTCCCGTATTCTGTCGAACATAGATTTACCTCCAACAAAGCAAAAACCCGGCACGTGGCCGGGTAGTTACAGTTTCGCATTGTTAGGTAATATTTTAATCTGTTTGTTTACGCTCTACAAATACGGCTTTACTGCTTTCTGTATATCAGTCCATTATCAAGTAGCATTTGCATGTGCCAACGATCCATCATGCTTGATTCCCAGTATCGTTTTTCTGGATTCTGAATCATCACCTTATCGCCTTTAACCAGATAAGCGATGTCAAATAACTTATGCAAATAGATACCGTCTTCGATCTCGTTCATAAATCACCAACCTTGCGCCAATATCCGTGATTAAACATCGTGACGATCTCGGCAGATGTCATAGGTAAAAAAGGTTCATGCCACTTCTCAAACTGGCTTAATCTCATCATCACTTGTTCACCTTCAAGGCGATAATAAGCGCGTGAAGCCAATGACTGATAAATGCCATCATATTGATGGTTGCTATTTCCCATTTTTGCGCTCCTTAATGGCTCGCTTAATCTGCACTACCGTTGCATCGAAGAAAGCGAGGAAAACTAATACAGGCCAGAAAGGTATCTCAAATCCGCAACGGTCTGCCTCGCTAACCTTAATAAAACATGACATCAGGATCGCGCCAGCGATATAAAGCAAAACAATCACAGCGATAAGGCACTCAATCATCATCATCGTCCTCGTCTTCATGTTCAGCCAGGAAGTCATCAACCACGCGGCAAGTCACTGGCGGGATGTATTCGAAATCGTCAGAATCAAGATCAAGTGTACGGCTGTCTCCGTCATCGTCCATCGTATTCATCCCTAATTCACCGAAATGGCCATACCCAATATTGCCCAAGTATTCGCAACCAATAGTAAAACCAGGATATTCGCCTTTACACCTGATCTTGTATAGCTTACTTGATGCGCTCAATGTCAATTCCCCCCCCCCTCTACCCATTCAGTCATTTTGTATTCCGCAAACAGTTCAGCACCAAGTAATTCGACATCAACATCACCAATGCCAGGGAACGCCAGATAAGCAAAAATAAGGCTTTTAATTCTATTCAGGTCTTCAAGATGGTCTGCATTAAAAGGCGGTTCAGTTACATGGAAGCATTTAACGTGCGTGTCGTCTTCAGTGGCTACACGGAAACATGCGCCAGGCTGTCCGGCGAATTGTCCTAATCTTTCCTCGTTCTGGAGAGTTCCACGGAAAACTTTAACGCTGATAAATTTAGACATTTGTTATTCTCCTTCGTAAAGAATTGCCACCAGTTCGGCATCTGTTAGCGTGTTGTGATCTTTATAGTTACCGTATTTGGCAACGAAAGCTATTTCTCCAGCTATATGACGCCACATCGGGATCGATTCATCAAAATAGGTGTTCTCCATTGCCTCCTTGTATGCCAGTTCATAAAAACGCCCGCGATTAACATCTTCAATAACGCGGCTGTACTCACCATCAAGCTGACTATTGCCGCGCCACAGCCTGAACACAACCATGATTAAAACTCCGCACCAGGTAAGCTACGCGCTTTGTTTACCGCATCGTTTTCTAATCTACGACGCGCTTTATAACTCATGTTCGACATAAAGATTGCGGGTATTTCATTATGCCATGCCTTAATTTTGAACAACTGACTTACAGTGAAAATCATGTCATCGTCTGTTATGTATAGCCAGTCTCCTCGCTTGCCAACAACAACATGAGGTTTTCCCCAACTGTCTTTAAATTCGTAATTACAGAAAACATCACCTTTAGGCACTTCAACAAAACAGCACGCTATGAATTTATCGCTTTTCATAATTCAACCCTTCTGATTTGGTGGGGCCATCCGGCCCCATGCTTCATGCTTCCTTGTCTCACTTGAACCCCAAGCACTCCGCGTATTCGTCAATGCTTAATGCTTCTTCATCTGGTGCAAGCAATTCAAAATAGCGTGCATATAACTCAAAAACCCAGGCAGGATATTTAGCGTTAGCGTTCATTTTCTTGTCTCCCCATCCGTCTTTCTGTGACTTATATATAACAAAACGGCACTGCCGAAACAATGCCATTTCGTATACTTTGCGAGGTAGATCACGTTTTGTATTTATTGAGTGAAAGCAATACCCATCAGAACACACCTTTATAATCTACCGTGTATTTTGCCACCAATTTCCATTCACAATAGTTTTCCATGTCGCGCGGTTGCCAGCCTTTCATACCAACAGCACTACGCGCAGCGTGACGTCGGCAATTGTCGTTAAGGTCTACAACACACCACGGCTGAAGCAAAAACATGTATTGCGCCTCGTTAACCAGGATCGCCATCTGCCTTCCTGTTGTCTTATCTTTCGCCCTGAAATAACTTACCCTGATTTTCATTTTGATACACCTCTATCAACATTTCTTCTTCCAGGTTAGCCGGACGTTTACGAAATACCCCGGCAAAAACCAGATCGTCGAGTAGGTCTTCACGCTTAAATAACCACTCTTTCATTATCACCCCGTCGTCACTGCGATACACGACGCCGTTTTTCAGAAAATAAAAAGTGTTGATGTCTGTCTGGAGGTATAGATCTTCGTAAACGTCCATGATGTTAACTCTCTACCACTTCCAGCCCGCGCCCCTTGTCGCCAACGAAGTCTCCCAGGCTGAACGTATACGACCACTCCGGATTAATGTAATGATCATCAGCGCCAGCTGCTATCAGGTCAGCACCGTTAATCATGCATGTGACATTATCACTATGAACTACGTTTACCACCTTACCAACAACCTGTTTCAGTGACGGATAACCGTGATCGTGCAAGAATTTTACTTTCACTCTTCTGTCTCCCAACGCTCAATGCTGATTAAAAAGTCCCGGATAGCGTGGCGTTCGTCGCGCGTTGGCTTGCGCTTCCTGTAAATCTTGAAATCGAACCATTCTTTTTCCTGCTCGAAATCCAAATCGTAAGCAACGGCTTCAATGTATCCGCATTCGTGATACCAGTACGCAACGCCAGCACGAACAAAAAAGCGGGTTTTATCCCGCTTGTGTTCATAGATACGCATATCAACCCCCCGTTATGCAGTTGTGTAGCTGTCAGTCAGTATTTCATCTTTCATTCTGGCAAGTTGTGCGATGTTCATCGTGTAGCCGCCATCAGCGAAAAGCAATTCCGCCGCCGCGCGTCGAAAAGCAATATCATCATGGTTACGTGTCCATGTAGCGATCACAACGCGTTTCCCGTTAGTGGCGAACATAGACAATTCGTTATCAACAACGTCGATAGCACACCAGATTTTTAGCTCCATGATTTATCCCCGTATATCTTGAATAGTTCGCGCTCTTCCTGATCTTCAAATATACCTATATGCAGATCACGCAGGCGGCGCATTGTGCGGAATCGTGGCCTGAACTCCTGGCTGCGTTTAATGTGCTTGCCGCCAATTGAGTAAATATGCCCGTATGAGTACCATCTATTCCCTACCCATATTTCATATTCCTTGCCTTCGTAATTGAATTTTATCGTTAGTTCGCCGACTTCAACTATTAACCCTTTGTCAATGATGTCGTTGAGCATTTCGTCCCATTCTTTGAGGAATGGTTGTTGATAAAAACCAAAAAGCGTATTTACAGCATGGCAAAGGTAATCAAGGATTATTTGCATATTATCACCACATCATATAATAAACGTTATCGTTAGCCACTTCGTCGGCTTGTTCTTGTGTTAATAGCGGTGCGCTTTCCATAAAAGCATCAGAGTAATGCCACTCATAAACAAGCATACGCGCCCATTTGCGGCGCTGGCGTTTATTGTGTAGCAGATCATCAAAAGCCTTTAATGCTTTGTCATATGCCCTTACAAGGCGCTTACGGTTACTTTTCATATTTTAAAACCTATGTTGCCAATAAATATTGCAGTGGATAGCAAAAACCTTAACAGGATCGTCACCAAACAAAGGATGCTGAATCGTCTTTATTGTGTACCCCATGTAAGGGAGAATAAGAATCCGATCCTTATCGTCGTTTGCAGGGTATCCCCATTTAAGAATCAATCTTGTGTAGTCGCGCCCCTCCAGACGTTTACGCCAATAGTCATTATAAAGTCGGTATTCCTCAACCTTCTTCCCCGCCCGGATAGCGTGGAAGTATTCTCCTTTTAAATTCAAATGCAGGTGTTTATTTGCCATCACTATGATCCTGTAAACAGTCGTTATAGCCTTCAATGTATCCTGTTAATCCGGTGTTACTCACTGACCATTCAGCCGTCCGGCGCTTGATGGCCTCATCCATCGTGATTTCACCTTTGCGATGACATCCGGCATCAATATAGCGGTTAACAACCGAAGATAGCCGCCCGCGTAGCTGTTGTGTTCCTGCGTAATATCGGGCCGTATCCGCAAGCTCGTTAATCAACTGGCGGTAAATATGTTCTTTTAATTTAGGCTTCATTATCGTCACCCAGCTTGTAAATTTTGACAGGCTTAATAGGGATGGCGGGCAATTCGCCTTCATTTAATGCGCTTGCCATACCCAATATTAAACGCGCTTCAGCACCAGTAACTTTCTTGCACCACGCACCGCCAGTTTTGTCTTCGAACAAGATAACAGCAAACTGATCGTTTATTTCCAGCTTATCCATTATTCACCCCGCGTCACTCGTTTGATTTCGTTGTCAGCCCGCGCCTCTTCTTTAAACAATTCAGCAATGGCGTCTTCATAGAAAGCGCGGTATTTCTTCCACCATGTCGATCGGCTTACCGGAAATACAAGCTGATTAACAGCCTGCCGGACAAGATCTACGGGGAAACGCGAGTACCCGCGACCGCCGCAGTGCTGGCACGTTTTGAACACTGGCATTTCCGCTGCTTCACTGGCTGCTTTATCCGGTATTTCGCCGCGCCCCTTGCAACGTTGGCAATGGTTTTTAACGTAGCCTTTGCCGCCGCACCGTGCGCAAATTGTTGATGTGTATTCGCCATATGGTTTTGGTAAATGCCCGTGACCGCAGCACGTAGGGCAAGTTTTTTCCGTCGCGGCACTCTGGCAATAATCCCGAAACGCGAAAACGGCAACAAGAATAATGAGATCATTGCGTTTGGCCTCGTCCAGTTCCATAACGTATTCATAATCTTTTGCCATAGCCCTTAAACGCTCTGTAAGCAAAACTACGGCCTTATGTTTTTCGGCTTGTGATAGTTCCATCTTCCCTAAAAAAGCGCTATAACCAAGCTCTACGCGCGATTGCGCCATGCCTGCTGCAGTTAGCGCATCAGTAGTATTAAGCGCATCCGGGGACGTTCCCCGGCTTTCATCTGACAAACGCGGTGATTTCGGGAAGTGGAATTTAAGAATTGATTCCAGATTCATTATTTGCCCCCGTAACGAGCAATAAGGTGTTTACGATCAGAAATAGACTGAACTAACTTTCTCTCAAGCTCTTTCAGCGCAAGTAATTCGCGCATATGAAAAGCCTGGATTTGTCTGACTGTAGCTAAATCATGCTCGTCACGCTGAATATCTATTTGCAGATCTTTAATTTCGTTTTTCATTGCTCACCCCACATATTAGTCGCGTATTCGTCAATATCCGGTAGCAGGTCGCCGCGCTCGCGTACCTTAATAAACAATCGCCCGCCTTTTGCCTTCCGGCAGCGAACAATTTTTATAGAATCGATCTGACCGTCGTCGATCCAGAATCCGGCATAAGTAAGGCTATCAAAAAGGCATTTGGGGATATTATCCAGATCTCTGATCCGGTTGTCCGGCGGCGCGGCATAGATGGCTATTGCCAGTCGGCAAGATAGGTTGATGTTTAAACTTAATAGCTCGATGATGTCTCTTACTTGTTCCCGGTATTCCTTCCCCACTTTGCTGATATAGTGAAAACCGCGCGAATGTCGGTAATAGCGGTTATTCGACGGCGGGTAAGGCAGACTAAAAGAATATTCATTCATGCCGCCTTTCTCCTTAAGGCGTCCAATTTAGCCTGATAGATGTTTATTAACTCCTTACATTCTGCTATCGTCCATTTGTGCGTATCATTGTTGTTTTCCAGTGCTACCACCCTTGCGAGGCCAATTTTTCGAATCAGTGCCGGGCGATACCCTCCTATGTTTCCGTCTAATGTCTGGTTGCAGTGCCTGCATTGTTTATGGCAATTATCCTCGTTAAAGCGAAGGTGTCCGGCGGCGGCTACCGTCCTGTAATGACCTGCATCCCACCCGCATTGCTCACCGTAGTAAGTCCCGCAAGATATACACGGCAAGCGCGCGTCACGTTCGCGAATATAGGCGTTAAATACATTTTGAACTTGTTTGATCCAATAACTACGCGGATTTAACTGCTTCCGCTTCCGGTTGCGTTCTTCCCTCTGGCTATCACGGCGTTTCTTCCGTTCCATCGCCTTCATAGCCTTCTCACGGTCGCGGCATAGCTGATCAAACTTCAGTTCTTCCAGACATTCATCGCTGCACCACGTTTGATTGTGATATTTAGGCTCAAAAAAAACGCCGCAGCATTTGCAACGGCGTCTTATTGGTTTTTTAGGGTTTTGCATAAAAACCACCCCGATTATTTTTGATTCTCTGTTTCGCTCCGCCTTTCGGCGTGTCCGGCCCTTAGCCAATGATCTAAACATTCGTTGCACTCGTTGCGGTCTCCTTTCTTCGTGCTGCATACATTGCACATTGCACGCATGACGCTCTCTCGTTCATAGTCGTCATGCCATTGGTAATTATCAAAAGGCATAATGCTCTCTCCTTTTCAGGTGATTTCTACGCATTTCAGCGCTGCCGGATTTTTAAAGAGCATTTTGCTTGTTTGAAGTATACAAAATGGATACGTGTAAACAAGGCAAAAAGCGCCATTATGTGATCCATATCACACAATGACGCCATTTTGTAAATTTCAGTCCGGTAAAACGCGGTTGAGCGTAGTACGATTGATGGCCCTGTCGTTAGCCAGGAATACAGCACGGGCAAAGCCGCGCGGCGTTAGTGAGCGGATCATCTTTGTTCGTTTCGTTCTGCCTCCTGTTTTCGCCCACCCAGGGTTATCACCAGAGTTAAGATCTACAGGTCTGAAAAGCGGCTGTTTGAATCCGTTGCCGCACCATATGCAAGTTTTTTTCGTGTACGCGTCGCGCGCAGGGTAAACATCAGGGAAAGCAGGATGTTTGTCATCTTCCGGCAGGTAGCCACCGTAAGCGCAAGGATTGAAGATAAAATCAGGTTTACGCCATAGCGTTGACAGTGCGCCCACCGGATTTTCCACCATCCACGGCACGTTGTGCATATCCGCCAGTTTTTCTACCAGTTTTGCGCTATTCGCCGCCTTCACCTGGAAGTCAGGATCTTTTTTCCGTTTATCAGCGAACCAGCGAGCGCCAGACACTGCGAGATCATCGCACGGCGGAAAACCCAGGATAATATCAGGCTCAGGGTAAACTGATAATTCAGGAGAGAACATCACCAGGAAATGGCTGTCAATCCATACGTTAACGTATTCAATATTCGGATGAATGATTTTAACGCCTTCATAATCGCCGTGATTTGCGCCGTCATAGTTGAAGCAATAGCACTTATATCCCGCTTCCGCCCAGTCTTTAACTGCGTACCCGCTGCCGTCGTACAGCGACCACACAACCCAATTTCTAAGCCAATTATTTAACCAATGTTTAGCCCTGCTCATTTTCTGCCCTCAAACGTGAAATAGCGGCGCATGATGATAGTGATCACCGTTACCGCTGCCATTTTTGAGATGAATTGCATCGCTGATATTTCCGGCATAAACGCCATAAACGATAGCGTCGGGAAAATTAACGCATCACCAATGGCTGACGCTATATTTGCAGGCCATCGTTTTGAATCGAAATCACCAGGTAAAACCCGGTAAACGCCGCCAGAAATAAGCGCACCGGAAACAACCGCGACAAATGACGCGATCGCCACCATTCCGGCGTCGTAATTTATCAGCACAGTGATTGCGCCAGCGGCGGCGCATGTTGTAGCCGACCATTTCAGGCCGCCGTCATATAACAGGAAGTCACGGATCATCATATTGACACACACGGCGGCTACCGTGGTGATAGGAATTACCCACGGGCCGCAATGGTTAACAATGAGGTTGATGATCACGAAAACGGCGACATAAACGCAGGCCAATAACCTGTCAATTGCCACCTTCTTCATTTGGGTCATACCTCTTATCGCGAATAGCCTCAGATCTTTTGAAATTCAAATCAAGCCGAGTTGAAATACAACCACATTGAGGATTAAGCATTGAAGGAGGCAACCCTTTACATCTTGTTATTGCTGCGTCATTTATTATTCCGTCATTAATATTGGCGGCAGTGAACTGCTTTTTCTTCATAGCCTCTTCACGATCATTTAATATTTGCTCCGCTTTTAGTGCGCTGTAGCTGATTAAGTCAACCAAAGTGTCAGTGGGATCGCTTTCATTAACTAGAATGGCCTCTAAACGCGCCTCCTTAAGACAAATCATCAGATCCCATACATCAAGTGGGGTTAAATTTGCGCCCTTCTTAGCGTTGTATATAGTGGCTATTTTTGGCGCTGATTTTTCCTCTTTTCTGTCGTAGCCGTTTTGTTTACCTCTTTGCTCGATTGTTTCCGCTGCAAGTCGTAATAAATCTGCTGCACTAGTCATTATCTGCACCTCTTGCGTATAGCTCTTTACGTGTTATCTGCGTAAAAATACATTCATGTCTGCACCGTGGATGCCAAATCAAAAACAAGCTGCCTTTGTTGTTTCCGCTTACTGGCTTACCCGTCGCAGCATTGATAAACGCCAGCCGCCCGCGCGTGACCAATCGGCACTCGTTTGCCGTCTCAATGCCGTTCATGAACCAGCTAACAGAAATGTCAGCGGGCAACAGCATCACGCAACCGATGTGATTCCGTTGATGTTCGAGCGCAGCTTTATCAACAAATGGACCAGGATTTGAATATGGCGGATTCATCCAGACATAATCCCCAGGCATTGCCACCGCTACCCACGGATAAGTAAGCGTGTCCATCTCTTCGGTTATATATCGCGGAACTAGCGCATTTTCCTTATTTGCCGCAACATCAGCGACGAATTCGAACTCACGATCCATTCCCCTGAAAACTGGTTTCGGCGTCTGCCACAGGTCTTTAATTTCCTTCGGCGTGTTGCTGCCTCCAAAATCATTTTTCATTGCTATACCCCACTAAAAATAATCCTGGTCAGTCCCCCATCTGTTATTGAGATACCCCACCAACCATACAAAACGCTCAATGCTGATTAGCGGGGCGACCTTGCGATAATGCCTTTCTAATATCAGCCGCGTAGCTTTATCGCTGTAGCCGTTTCTTTCTACCTCTGCTTTGCAGGCAGAAAGCGCCGCACGCGCGGCAGTTTTTACGGCGTTAAATTGCGGCTCCGACATGTTGAACAAAGCCATAGGATCACCATTCGTCAGCCCAATCAGGCGCTACAGTCCAGCAAAAACCAATGAATGCGCTAACAGCCAATAAAGCGCGGGCTGCAAAAAGAATATTCCCAATGTCGTTAAATTCAGGAAGCGACCATGTGATAAACATTGCGCCGACGATCAGGACGGCAATAACAACGGCGCACGCCAGGAAAATAAAAAGCGAGGATAAAAGCCACGCCCCAAAAAAGTGAAAAACTTCTCTTAACATTTAAACTTCCTCAATTACCCCGCCTTTCACGCGCTCTTTAATATCCCATACGTGAGGCTTGCATATTTCCTGATAATAGTGATCCGGCCTGCTGCCGAAATACCATTTGCCATCCATATAAAAATAAACGCCCGAAAAATTTCCGGGAGCTGCCTTTGTTGCTGACTCTGGAATTTTCCATTCTCTGTAATGTTTAAACCGCATGTAATGACACCTCCCTGATAAGTTTACTCAATTCAATGTCTGGTAGTCTGCGAAAATGCTGTACACCATCGACAAAGCGCACGCAATAAATATCGCCTACATTGTTGTAATAATAACAGCCGCTAAAACCAATTCCCGCCAATTTAGCGTTATCAGGCAACGTATAACCGCCAACCTTTTTCATAGATCACCTCATATGGTATTCAATAAACCACCTGATAAACAGGCATAAGGCAATAAAACCCCAACAAATGCACATAAATAGCAATGTATCATCCATTGTTAAGCCTCCATTAATCCGTAGTCGAATTTACCTAAATATCTTTCAAGGCTAACGATCTCAATTCCATCAACGCATCGCTTCCACACAGACACCTGGCTTTCATTTTCCCTGAAGTGCATATTAGAAAGCACTTCATCGGCTGGATAGCTTTTTCCGGCGACGTAGGCATCATGTCCCACGCCACCTTCTACGCAATAAAGCATCAATTCGCGTGCCATCTTGTTTCCCTCCGTGCTGTAAACATTTCGATTTCAGTTTACAAAACGGATTTGCGACCACAACACAAAATGTATATCTATGTGATCGCAATCACAATGTTAATGAAGTACGCGCTTTTCAGGTTCAGGCATTGGCTGTGCCATTTTCCGTGCTTCATTAAGAACAGATATAGCCGCCTGCACACCTAAATCATTAGCACGCATGTTATTACCAACCATTTCACCATAAAACAGCGGCATGATCGCTCTTACGTCTTCTTCGTTGTGCCCTTCATCAATGCACTTCTGTAGCGCTTTGGCCTCAAAGATTTTCTTCATTACGCCGCGCATAGAATACAGAGCAACACTAGCCATGTGGTTTTCGTCTAACGGGAAGATAACAGCACTTCCGAACGCCAGCGGGTCAATTTCTTCCGGCACTGGCACGCGACCATATTCCTCTTCCATGCGTTTCACGAAAGTGAGGCAGAATACATAACGAGCTACAGCAGTTTTTTCTTCATTATCAAAAGACACATAGTCGCGCATCGACGCTTCCATCACAATATCAGCAACCTGTAACGCCAGGTTTAAATCTGCGTCATACGCGCCAGCTTCCATATCTTTAATCACTTCGTGATAATCCTTCGTTTCAATTTCATGATAACTTGCATCTTCAGTGTAGCGAGTGATTAACATGCCATCGCTGCCGAGTGAATAAGCTGTTTTGATGTCTTTCATGATATTTGTCCTTTTATAGTGGGTGATGCCATTTCATTTCTGTTTCTGGATTGAACGGGTTTCCTTCGCTTGAAAGGAATAAATCACGCTCCCGCTTCAGTTCTTCCGGGCTTATTTCTATTTCATCAATCTGACCGAATGATCCAGGCATCATCCGTTTTAAATCAGATAGCGGGCGCATAAGGCCACAGCCACGTAACAGCATATCTAACGCGAACTGCCGCCGCCCTGCCGCATCATTGAAGCGACGAGCATAAGGAACAACCACGATCCGGCGCTCGAACTCAATAAATAGCGACAGCTTGTTAGTTTCAGCGTCATACGCTTTATGTAATTTAATTTTCATCTAACACCTCGATATATTGTTCAAGATGCCATTGTCCAACCTCGTCGAAATCTTCATCAAAAATTGTCACCTGGCCACCTGGTCCGAAATGAAAGGCAGTGGCGATAAATTCATATCCCCACCATGACATTAATTTTTCGCCGCCTTTCAGGTGTTTGACCTTCACCAATTTTATAGCCATACTCCGTACATCCCATTCAGTCCGGCGAACAATTTCCGCCAGTGGTCTTCAACATAAGCCCGGAACGGCTTAACGCGAACATTGCGGGCCTTCAGTTCAATATCATCAAAGTAGCGCGGCTCTATGATTGTTCCGTCCAGGTATTTAACCACTAGCGGGCGCTCAAGATCGTTATACATCTTATTCAGTACAACCAAGCCAGGGTCATTACGATATTCAGGTAACACAACAAGATCACCAGACTTTGCATCCCATGTTTTCATCACAACAACCCCCTGAAAATAAGGCTAACAAGCGCGGCAAATCCGCCACAGGACACAACCACAAACAGGAAGCAGATAATGCAAAACGCGACAGTCACAATATCCTTACCGACTTTCATGATTTGGCCTCACATGTTAGTAATAAGTTTAATGATCGCTACCGTGATATAAAGAGATACGCTGAGATACACCACAGCGACAGACAAGGCCGCAATCAGTGCGGCAATTTTTGCAAGGTTCATTTGTCACCCTCCGCAATAAACTTGTTAAGCCACTTGTTATTAGCAAGGCGTTCCGCATCTTCGCCGAATGATTTGCGCGCCATTAATTCCTGGCGAGTAGGAAGAGGCCACTTATCAGTCCAGCCAGCCGACGTATCGAACTCATACAGGCCACCATCAAAAGTAACGTAGTCATCTGCTGTGTCAGGCATTTCCTTATCAACTTCTTTTTCCTCGATCATGATTTTATACCTCATTAATCGTTAATGACCTGGCCCATACGCCCGCGATATTTGCGCATACGTGGATCGACATATTCAGGCCAGTGCATATCCGGTTTTCTTTGTAGTGGATAAAAACTTGCCTGCCAGTTGTCGAACCATATTTGCTTTGCGTACAGGTCACTAAATCTTTTCGCCATCCGATCCGCTGCCGTGCCGCATAAAAAAAGCCCATGATCGATTTGATCACGGGCTTCTTTGAGAACTTGCTCTTTTGTTCGCGGTGGCGGTGGCGGTTTTAAATAATCACACATCGCTGACTACCTCGCCGTGTGCGTTCTCTCCCTCACCGTGTTCATTGTGCCATGCTCGATGGCAAAGAGGGCAAAGCCACATAACGTCTAACGGCTTATCATAATCGCAATGGTGAGCGTGTACGCGGTCGCTTCTTCCACATACTTCGCATGGTTGTCTAATCAGTTTGCCGTCACGAATGGCATTTCCTACCATTATTTCAGCATGTCTTTTCTTTTTATTGTCTTTTTCCCATTTGTCGCAAGCTCTTTTATGTGCTTCCTTGCCTTTTTCGGTTTGAATATACTTTCTTTTCATCTCCTTTCTTTCTTCTGATTGATCTCTTATTCTGTCGTATTCCTTGTAATATTCTCTGTTTTTCTTGTAATTATCTCTAACATCTTGTTTCGTACACTCTTTACATTTATTTGAGTGACCGTCAGCCATTTGCTTATGTTTATAGAAACAAGAAATGGGCAATAATGCCCCACATTTAGAACATCGTTTATAACGCGTAGATTCTGTGTCGTCCATATTGTAACCCCACAGGACTAAACGGAATATCTGGATCGAAATCATCCGGCGGTGGATAATTCCCGTTATTGTTTTGCGGTTGCGCTTTCTGCTGCTGTGGCTGCTGATCGTTCCTGCTGCAAAATTCGAACTCATTAACCGCCACTTCGACCGCCGTCCCCTTCGTGCCATCGTTCCGGTCAAACTGCCGAACATCCAGGCGACCGCTTACCACTATCTTTCCACCCTTGCGGATATGCGGCGCTAATTTTTCCGCACGATCGCCAAATACCAGACAAGTGATCCACATTACCCGCTTATTATCACCGTAGCCATTCGTTACAGCTAACGGGAAGCTACCGATCGCTTTACCGCTTTGCGTGTAGCGGACTTCCATGTCATTTCCGATATTCCCGCCCAGCGTAATTGAATTTAAGCTCATTAACCCATCTCCCCGTTAAGCTCTGATTTTCTGATCTGGTATACATCGCTCGCTTTCTGTCGTTGCTCTGAGTTTTCAGGTAATAACTTCCAGCATTTAGCAAAAATATCTTTAAGCGCTTTTTCGTCCTGCGCTTTCGCCGCTGCATCACAGAAACGTGCTAATACTTCATCAGGATTTGGCGGCGCTTTCTGCTGTTGTGGTTGTTGTTTTGGTGGGTTTTTCTGTTGGCGAGGCTGCTGGCCTGTCTGCTTAGCGTATGCGTCAGTATCAGGATCTCGCGCATCGTCAATACAGAACAACCCGTTCAACGCGTATTTACGCGCATAACTTGATGTCGCGCCAGTTAGCTGGCTTGCGTCCATGCCCTTCTTGCTTTCTTCTTCCCTGGCGTAAGCAGTTACCGCAATTTCATCTTCTCCGTCGCTTAGTGTGGCAGTGGCTTTCACATAATAGCGATTGCCGATCAGGACGATTTCATCGCTAACAGTCAGCGTTATATTTTGAAGAAGTGGCTTAACCGCCTCCAAAATATCCTCAGCCGACCTGTAATTGTACCCACCGAAATTATTGCGCTGATTTTTCGGTGCGTTCAGCGTTTGTTGAATCGTCCACAGCTTTTTGTGTAACTCTGTTTTCACTCTTTAATCTCCTTCGCTGTTAGCACTACATGCAAGGCTTTATTTGCGGCGCTCCACATTTCGGCATCGTGAAGCATTTCCGCTACCGCAAGTTTGAATTGAAGCGCCTTAATAACCATAACGTCACCTCATATTGTTTACGATATGTATTAATGGTATCGAACTTTGTCTAGCGGGATTTCACCAAGCTGGCGCGGCTGCGTTGCGTGGAAGTAGTTTCCGCTTTCATTTTCCGCATACCATTTTGTTGCTCCTTTGCGATGTTCTTTAATGCTATTTGATTTGCATCTTTCCTCGTTTGCAAAGCGAATAGCTTTATCCACATTGTCTGTTTTATTAATTGCAGGTGATGATTTTCTTTCGTTTTCTCTTTTTATTCTTCTGCGTTCCCTGGCATTCAGTTTACTGTCACATTTGCCATACATGATTGTAACTGTCATGTTCTGATCTCCTTATATCCTTGATGATACTTAATAAAAAATCATCTTCGTTAATTGCCGCACTTCCAGCGGCTGACCAGATTTTTAATGAGCGGCTTAACATCTTTCAACTAATCCCGCAATCATCGCCGTTTCCGGTGTGACCCTGCTCACTCCAAGCAAGCTGACTCGTCGCCTTGCGTGCGGTTTCGTGGGGGATGTAACGCTTTAAACACCCCATGCGCCTTGTTATCAGTGCCGCTTTCGGTCCCCCATCGGGGAGTTACTCCACGGTTGACAAGGTGTTAAGCCTGATTTTTAAAGTGCAAGGAAGTTGATTTTGTTACCTGCTCCCTTCCTTTGATTCGCAATATACGCCACGTAAAAACACCAGTCAACACATTTTGTATACTTTTTTATAAAATTTTATAAGCAATTGATATTTAAACAATAAACATGGCTTTTTGTTTACGTTTTGGCGTTTTTATGGCAAAGAAAAGCCGCCACCAGGCGGCTAATGTTTATGGCAGGTTTACGATCTTCGCATCAACAACCACGCCAATGATTTTTGATTCTGGATTCATAGGGATCGGCGGATACAACGGATTAAGTGAACGCAAAAGTTTTCGGCCTCCATCAATAATCAACTGCTTAAACGTCGGTATCTGCCCATCCTCCAGTTGGGCTATAACAAGTTTTCCGTCAATAGCTGGCGCGTGCGGGTCAACAAGTATCATAGTGCCAGCCGGGATGCTTAATCCCTGTGGCGCATTCATTGATTCGCCTTTAGCTACCAGCCAATAACTATCATCTGAACAAATAACGCTAGTCGTAACGTGTGGCAATGTTGATCGGCGTGTGTCTTCCATATTGTTTGCTGCGTCCTTCCAGTCAACAACCGGGTAACTACCTAAATCACGCGGTGGCGCTCCCGGCAACGTGTTAGAAACAGAATCATCAATGACCATACCATCATGAGTAACAGTGAATTGCCGACGCCCAAGCGCCCGCATGATCCGCGCAATATCTTCAAGATTCGGCTCACGGCGACCGTTCAACCAGTGAGAAAGGCCACCTTTTGTTATCCCCATAAGATCAGCCAATGAATCCTGGCTCATGCCCTGCGCCCGCATGAGTTGTTTTGCTAAGTCATACCATTTTGTTTTCATATCGCTACCCTATAACCTAAAAAATTTTGATGCAAGTCACAAAATGTATTTTTCAATCCTTGATCTATTAACAACATTCTGTAAACTTGCTGACAAGGTAAGGCCATAGTTGCAATGATGCAAGGAAAAAGATAAGGGAAAGCACAAAAGGCCAAAGCCTTAAGCTCTTTAAAAATCCGGTGTCGCTGCAATGCGAAAAACAAATATCACGCAACGGCTGGATCTGTTGAGCGGTCAGTCACTGCTATCTAATGCCAATGTGATGCCAGCCCGCGCGTTCACTCTAACCATAGGAGAAAACAAGATGAGTATGAACATGATTAGCAAAGCATGGAACGTAAAACTTAACAGCCCGATTCAAAAACTTGTCTTAATGGCGTTTGCAGAAAAGGCAGACAACAAGGGCCGCGCACACGCTTCACGCGAAGAGATTGCAAAAGTCTGCGAACTGCCACTGCATACTACTGTTGACGCATTAAACTCATTAATCCGCAAAGGATTCGTTAAACGCGCTGACGAATACGGCGAAATTTATGATATTGCATTGCCTGAGGAATGATCTATGAAGTGGTTTAAGCATGATAGCGACGCGAACCGCGACGAAAAACTCCAAAACGTTTTGTTAGATTATGGCCTGGAAGGTTACGGGCTTTATTGGTATTGCATCGAACTGATAACTTACGACGTAGATCAGCACAACCTTAATTTTGACCTTCGACACGATGCCAGAATCATTGCGCGAAACGTCGGATCGACTGAAAAACGCATAGAAGAAATGATGAAATACTTTATCGAAATTGGTTTATTCGAATGTTCTCAGGGCCACATAACTTGTTTAAAGTTATTGAAAAGGCTGGACCAATCAATGACTTCTAAAAGCGCATACAGGGCAGCAATAAACACAGCGAAGGAACAATTAAAATTAGAAAAGTTAATCAATCCAACACAAAAAGGTCATGATAGGGTCATGACCGGGTCAGGAAAGGGTCATGAATTAGAATTAGAAGAAGAAGAAGAAAGAGAAAAAGATATATACACTACGTGTATTGTCGAAAGTGAACAAAAAACAGTCAGTCATGATGGCATAAACGAAGCGGCGTTGCGTTGTCTGGCCTTCTACAACGACAAGGCAGGATGCAAATGTCGTGATGCCAAGCCATTTACAGAACTACTGACAGAAACAAAAACACGTAAAGCGTACACAGAGGATGAGATCACATTAGTGATTGAGTGGGCTTTAACGCAATGGCGTAGTCGTGGCGGAACACCTAAGCCTATTAACATTTGCCGGGTAACTAAATTTGATGGGTATCTGGCTGATGCTGAAAAATGGCGCAACCTGTCAGCCACTGCAAACGCTGCAGACGTAGTGGAGGCATTTAACAGCACGTTTGATGGCCTGTTGCCACCTGCCGAACTGGATCTGGATCTTGAACGCAAGATCTACGCGTTCACTGACTACCTGAAAGACAAAAGCATTAACGGCTTTGTCGCCTACTTTGAAACGTTCAAAAACAATGCTTCAGATTTTTACTTCGGCGATGGCTTCACTGCGACACTTGATTTTCTGCTTAAACCAAAAACGCTACGTGATACACGCGCAGGCGCTCTTTGACCAACCACGATCCGCAAAAATCAAAAATTAACCGCAAAACAAGCTCACCAGCTAGCTAAATCGCATGTGGCGCTACACTTGCATACCTTTAGCTATTTATCTCGTTATAGAGCGTTTTAGAGAGGATTTTGAAAATGGACGGTAAACACGTTTTCGCCCTGGCCTTTGCCATCGCTGCTGCAATCGCTGTTAACGTCGCCTTGTTCGGCGGTTTGTTCCTTCTAGTCAATCCATAACCTTCATATCAGCCTATAAATCAAAAATTAGCCACCTGAAAGCGCCTCTGAAGCAATAAGACACTGCAACCTGTGCAAACGGGTTACGCGGTGGGATTTTTGCGTTGTAGCGCGTTTTACGGAGAAATTACAATGTCTGAGTTGATGTGTTTTAATTTTGATGACAATAAGATCACTGCTGTAATTTATGATGGTAAACCTGCTTTTGTTGCAATGGATGTGGCGCGGGCGCTTGGGTACGCAAAGCCGCAAAACGCTATAAGGGAACACTGTAAGTCATTGATTAAAATTAAATGCCCTGAAATGGGGCGTTTAGGTTTTGAACCAATTCCGCAAGGCGTAACGCTAATTCATGAATCAGATGTTTACCGTCTGGTGATGCGATCAAAAGTAGAATCGGCTGAGCGCTTCCAGGATTGGGTGTGTGAGGATGTTCTCCCTGCTTTGCGTGAAAATGGACATTACGGCTTTAAACCAGCTTTGCCGGATTTCACTAACCCGGTTGCTGCGGCTCGCGCATGGGCGGATGAGGTGGAACAAAAACTATTAGCACAGAAAGAAGCTGAACGGCTGGAGCTGGAAAACAAGGAATTAGCGCCAAAAGCGGCTGTCTGTGATGCGATTGTGAGAAACAAACAGTATCGCAACGCAACACAGGTTGCCAGGCCTTTGGGTATGACTGCTACGCAACTCAACAAAAAACTCGAACAGGTTGACGTGTACGATAGTCGAATTAAGCGCGGCGGGCGTATGTTCAAGCAGTGGTTCGTAGACAAAGGCTATGGAGTGGTAAAATGTTCGGATGCTGGTTATGTACAATCACTATTTACTGCTAAGGGTCAACTTTGGGTGTCTGAACTTTTTGCGTGCAAATAGGTATACATTTTGTTAACTGGAGGAATTAACATTATGTCGCAAAGAAAAATCAGCGATGAGCAGTTAATCGCTGAATACCAAAACGGTTTAACGTATAAACAGATCGCTGAAAAATATGGCATGTCTAAACGCAATGTCGAACGCCTGGGCGCAAAACTGGCAAAACGCGGTTTAATATCCACGCGCCGCGCTCCTGGTTTTAGCGTTACTGGTGAATCTGTTCTTGTCGATAATGCTGGCAATACGGTCATGCGCTGGATTAAAACGGCCCGTGACAGCGACGAAATGGAACGGCTAATGCAAGCCGCCCGCGACGCTTTCACGAATGAAATACCACGCGCGGAGGCTGTGCCAGTGCCTGAAATTGATTTTCAAAAAAGCCTGGCACTTTATCCGGTGTTTGACCTGCATATCGGGGCACTTGCTCACAAAGCGGAATGTGGCGAGAGCTACGACACTGGGATCGCTGAACGAGTGTTAAATGACTTCTTTGACTACGCCGTTGGCGCTGCCCCTATGAGTGAAAAAGCAGTCTTACTTCTCGGTGGCGACCTGCTTCATACTGACGGATTGTTACCAGTGACGCCATCAAGCAATCACGTTCTTGATTGCGATTCGCGCTACGCAAAACTTGTTTATGTGGCGATCAGGTCTGTCCGGCGGGCGGTAGGAAAGATGTTGCTAAATCATAAGGATGTGGAAATCCAGGTGTTATCAGGGAATCATGACCAGTCTGGTATGATTTGGCTACGTGCGGCGCTGGCGGCTTTTTACGAAGATGAACCGCGCGTGACGGTTGATGTGTCACCTACTATCGTACACCACACGCAGTACGGGAAAACATTCCTTGCTTACCACCACGGGCACACTATCAAAAAGCCGGAAAATTTATTGGCTGCTTGCGTAGCTGACTGGCGCGAGGATTTCGGCAAGTCTGCGGCGGTTTACGCCCACTGCGGGCACTGGCATCATCAACGGATGATTGAATCATCGTTGGGCGTTGTTGAGTATCACGGCACGTTAGCGGGTAAAGATGCCTATTCAACTAATGGCGGCTGGCGGTCGCGTCGCCTGGCGGCGGTAATAATTTATAGCCCGGATCATGGTGAGATCGGGCGCTTTGTTTATTACCCTGAATTTTCCATTTTGTAAACCGGAGGCAATAACATAATGGTAACTGAGCAAATAAACTCGCTACGGCAGGAACGTGAGGCGTCAGTTATCGGCGGGCTGCTGTTGGGCGGCCTTACTCCTAACGCGCAAGATGTTCTCGCCACGCTTGATCCTGAAGTGTTCACGATACCGCTCTATAAACGTGCGTTTGAAATTATCCGGGCACAAGCCAGAAACAGGAATCTTATCGATGCGTTGCTGGTCGGTGATGAGATTGGTAATGAAAATTTCGTACCGCTAATGCAAACGGCGCGTTCGTGCCCGTCTGCTGCCAACCTGAAGGGATACGCACAGTTACTACGTGAAGAGCACCAGCGGCGGCAGATGTTGGAACTTATCGACGATATACGCTACAAGCTGGAGACGGGTACGCTTGAGGTCGTCAAAGAGACGATGAAAGATTTTGATTCCCGGTATTCAAAATTAAAGGTAACGAAAGATAAGATCATTCCGGTTCTGTTGCGCGATGCGGTACAGGAATATACGGACGTTTTAAGCAAGCGCATGGAATGCGGTGTCAATTCTGACAACATCAAAACAGGTATAGAACCACTCGACGAAATGTTGGGAGGCATTAACGCTACTGATTTAGTGCTTCTCGCAGGACGCCCTGGGTCTGGTAAATCTGCGTTGGCGCTGACAATTGCCCGCTCTGCCGCTGAGCGACCTTACCATGGCAGTAAAGATCAGCGGGTTGGCGTTTTGTTATTCACTCTTGAAATGTCACTCGATCAAATGACTGAACGCGCCATCGCTGGCGCTGGTAATTTATCAACCGACTGCCTGCGCAATCCGGTAAAACTTGATGATGAAGGGTGGGCGCATGTAGGCCATGGTATGAGCGCACTTGCTAACCTTGATGTGTGGATCGTTGACGCGTCGCAGTTAACGGTTGAGGAAATACGCGCAACAACGGAACGCATGAAGCAAGATCACCCGAACCTGGGTATGGTAATGATTGACTATATCGGGTTAATGAAGCTGGCTAAGGCCGAACGTCATGATCTCGCCGTAGGGCAATTGTCGTGGTCGTTAAAGATGATGGCTAAAGAATTGCGTGTACCAGTGTTGGCGCTGGCTCAATTGTCACGCCGCGTTGAGGAACGACCGAACAAGCGCCCTAACAATTCTGATCTTCGTGATTCGGGCAACCTTGAGCAAGATGCTGACAGGATAATCATGGTTTACCGAGATGGATATTACGATGAACAGTCTGTTGCCCGCGAATATATGGAAATTATTGTGTCAAAAAATCGTCATGGTAAGTCTGGAACTGTTTACCAGCGGTTTGATGACAACGGTAATATCTTGCCATGCGACCAGGCGCGCGCAGCCGCAGCGTGCATTCAGTCAATGAATCATCGCACAAGCCGTTTTAACCAACGAAACAATCAGAATAACGCATCCTTTTAATCAATATTAGCAAACACTTGCCGGAAAGTTTACCGCTTTCTGGTGGCTGTTATCGCGTTTTAAACGAGGCTAAAAATGAACTCTGAAATTGAAACAAAAATTATCAATATCCTTGAACTTGATGGCATCGCAACAATGCACCAGTTACGCCAGAAAACAGGATTATTGGTCGGGTATGATAAGGATGGAATCATGCCTGAGACAATTAAACACTTAATAAAAAACGGCATCGTCGAGCGCGTGTATACATGTTTTGGACGCCGCCGCCGACTGCTTGGTTATCGTATTAAACAGTTATATGCTGAACGTCGCGAGCGCGTCGCTGCGTTATTTGGTGACTACAGCGTTAAAAAGCGTATGCGCGACATTAGCGCGGAAACGGGTATTCCGTGGAATTACCTTTCTCGTACTCTGCGTTTGATGGTGATTGATGAAACGCTTTGCGTTGATCCAAACAGGCACGGGGTTAATTTTTACTCGCTGTTTAAACCGGGGCGATTCGGTCACGCTAATGATTTGGCTTTTGACTTTGACAGACGCCTGAACGAATACCGGAAAAATAACGGCCTGCTACCGGATAAACCAATATTTGAGATCGAAAAACTTAACAGCGAAACGGGGTTGGAATTATGAGACGGGTAATTTTTTATTCGGTTGAAACATTCATTGATGAATCACATTTCAGCTTCCATGCATATGATAATAGTAAGGCGATGATTTATACGCCTCCGTTAATGCGTAAATACAGATATGCAAAATTCAAACGACTGTTTGTTCCAATTCATGTTGCGCTGCTGGTGCTGCGTGGCGAATTACGAAATAACGTGAGGGTATTGCCATGATCGAGGAAATGGAAATAACAATAGAAGATTTTAGCACTATCGCAGAATATATGCGTGGTGATGATCGTGACAGACCTGTTGTTGTTGATATGCGCTACATGAAGGGCGCATTTATGACTTCATCTAAATTAATCAGCCTACAGGCAATCGCAAAGGCTCGGTTGGAAAGTTATAAACTTTATCGCTAGGTTGGTGGCATATGCGGCAAATTAGATTTGAGATAGTTAACGACGCCGTGAAAGAAAATGCTGTCAGGCAGATAAGAGAGATCCAGCCAGATAGCAAAAGCCCGCTGGTAATTACCATCCAGGAGAAAACCAGGTCGCTTAGTCAAAACGCGTTGCTTTGGGCGCTGCTGACAGACGTTAGCGATCAGGTTAATTGGTACGGCAAAAAGCTGTCCCCTGAAGACTGGAAAGCGGTATTTACTGCCGGGCTTAAGAAATATGGCGTTGTCCCTAACATTGATAAATCAGGTTTTGTTGTGCTTGGTACGTCAACCAGCCGGATGAGTAAAGCAGAATTTAGCGAATTAATCGAACTGATCTACTCGTTCGGCGCTGAACACGGTGTTCAGTGGTCTGGCGATACGAAGTTAAACGAGGAATTTATAAAACGCTGGGGGCAATAATGGTTCGTTACTACATGGCTAAACCTACAGGCATTTTGTATAAGATTGATGGCGAATACGTTTACTATTTTCACAACCAGGCGCGTGATTGGAGATTGTGCCATGCGCACTTTAAGCACGAAATAGAAAACCGCCCTGAATATTTTATCAAAGTTGACAATGTAACAGTGGCGTAATTGAGGATTGGCAAATGAATAAACTTAAAGCAATTGGCGTTATTAGCCATCGTACTAACCCTGAGTGTTACCCATCGTTTGAGGTAACAACATGCCGCACAGAATATAATTTTGGATCATACTATTTATTAGGTGTTCGCGCTGACACTGGCGGCACTTATTCGGTTATGGATGCAAGCTGGAAATTTGATGAATACGCTAATTTATCGAATAAGGATGATGACGGTATGAATAAAGAAAGTGAAATCATTGATGAATTAATCGAAGATGAGCGACATGATTGTGATGCTCAACAAGAAAAAACTGAATGGTTGGCAGGCGAAAAACCTCCGGTTGGTGTGTGGCTTGATTGTGTAGGTCTTACGAGCGGAACGGTTCTCGATGTCGTTAAATTTAAATATGTTGGTGATAAATGGGCTATATGTGAAAGCAAGGAAGATTTAGGTTTAGAGAGGCCGTTATCATGGACAACATGCGCCTTTAAGCTGCATGTAGATCCGAAAGAAAAGGCGCTCGCTGAAATAGCGTTCGCACTTGCCACTAAGGTAATTGGTGAAGACGCGGCAAAAGAGATTAACTTTAACCGCGACAATGATTTTTCGTGCGATTATCGCAATATGGCGCAAGCTATTATTGATGGATGTATCGGACACGTTGAATACACGGGGAAAAGATAATGGATAAGATCGGGACAATACTTATTAATCGTGAGCAAGTGCAAAAAATGTTTGGCGGGCTTAGTAAGTCAGCATTTTTTAAGCTGATTAAAAAATGGAAGGATTCAGGTACTCCATTCCCTGAACCTGTTAAGGGGATGCCAGCATTAAAGCGAGGCGGTTCTCTTTACCGTTATCAGGATGTTATTTCATTTTGTAAATCAATGGGCTTCATGTAATAATCTGCCAGCTTATTCATTGCCTCTATTTGTTCCCTCACATAGTCATACTGATCGTATATAGCCAACATCCCAGCCAGCTTATGACCCAAAACCTTTTCCGCGACATGAGGCGCAACGCCAAGCACTGAAAGGTTTGTCCTCACTGTGCGGCGTAGATCGTGACACGACCACGGCTCGCCGCCCATCCTCATCATTAAATCCCTAGCTGCTGTTTTTGGTACACTTCTATCCACCGCCTCATCCCTTCCAGAAAGCACAGGAACGAAGACAAAATTAAAGCTATGCAGATCCATAGCCTCACGCAATAAATCGACGCTAAAGGCGGATAAACCGCGTTTAAACTCATTCCTGTTCTTACTCAATGCACCTGGAACCGTCCACACGCAGCTATCAAGATCGAAATGCTCACGCCTTGCGTTTGTCAGTTCGCTTGTCCTGCACCCGGTAAATATAATCAGCTTCATCAATATCTGGTTCAGCCGCGCCATTTTTGAACTATCTATAAGGCTGATTAGATGGCGAATCTCATGTATTGACAAAACCCGCTTCCCTTGCGCCGGGTTTTTTCCAACGTCTTTCACGCGTAGTAACGATATGTCGTCACGATCCACGCGGCGGCGGCGCATGGCATATTTTATCACCGCCTTCATCCTGTTTAAGACTATCCCGGCCTGAACGGGCGCGCCACCATTAGCCACCTTTCTGAAAACTCCCTCCCACAGCATAGCGTCCATATCATCGACAACATAGCTACCGTATGGTTTTATTACGTGCTTACCTAACATGGACTCAACCTGCTTATAGTTGACCATGTTCCTTGCCTGCGGCGATTCCATGTACTCCCTTACAATATCCTCAACCGTCGCCCGTGTCGTAACTCTGGAAAGGTGCATTCTTTTTGCTACCGATGGATCCCGGCCTGAATTTAGCACTTCCCTGTGCTCCGCAACCGCCGCCCGCGCTTCCTTGAGTGTTATTTCTCCGTATGTGCCAATCTTCATCCGTCGAGGCTTGCCGTTGAATCGGTAGCGATACTGGAAAGATATAACGCCGCGTGGGCTTATCCTGGCAGACAATCCGCCAGCGTCCGGCACTTCTTCCGGGCCGTTGTACGGCTTGCCGTGAATGTTTCGTAATTTGGTATCTGTAAGCATGATTTTTGGTCACTATTTGGTACACACATTTTACGCATGGATAGTAACACGATGGGCAACGATATGACACGATAGAATAAATATTTCTTTTGAAATCAATGTTAAGCGGCGACGATGTGACACGATATGAAATGATAGAAATGGCGTTACCTACTTATCTTTTGAATGGGTAGCATGGAGAAAAACTAATTTATATTCAACATCTTATGCTTTTATTTTGTTTTTGATTTATCAATTTGGTCACTATTTGGTACACAAAAAGAAACGAGGCGTAAGCCTCGTTTCGCGCGGCGATGTTCTTCGCACATCACCTTTATTCTTCGCTTCCGGTTAACTTCCTGACAAGCGCTTCAAGTTTTGCGATACGCTCATTCATGACGGCAATGTTAGCTCGCAGGCTGGCGTTTTCTTCTTCCAGTTCTGTGACGCGGTTATCTGTTTCGCGTGCCACCTGGACAAGTAAACCAGTCACCGCCGCATAGTCAACATTTAGGTAACGCGTTTCTTCGCGTAGCTCGTTGCCGTCAATGGTTGGTCCTTGTAACGCTTCACCGTAATGAGTAAACGATCCCACAGCTTCCGGAAGCGCATCCATGACCTCCTGAGCGATAACGCCAGCGTAAGGCAGGCCGTTTTCCTTAAGCGTGTAGGTGTACCCGTTCATTTTACGGATTGCTTCAGTAGCATCACCTATAACCTTAATGTTGTCTTTCAAGTCTCGGTCAGATGACTGATTAACTGTTGTGCATGTTACTGAACCATTAACAACCAGCCCCCTGCTTCCGTCTGCAGCCTTTTGAGCATAGAATAAAAATCCCGAGTCTAGTGCTATCTCCAGAACAGACAAGCGGTCAGTGCCGTTACCCCATGCTTGAATAGACATCCCCTCATCTGTGTTTTTTTGACTTCCTATCAGTAATGTACCTGAACCGGAGTTTTTTGCTCCATGAATGAAAACATTTTGAGTCAAAAGATTTGGTACTTTGATTTCTTGTGTACTGTAACTATATGAGATGCAATTTTTAGTTTTTGATGTATCCCAGTGATCTCTTTCAATACGCCAGTTACCGCCGTCAAATATAAAAGCGTAGTCCGGCGACCCTTCAGGTCTATCAGTCTCATCAAATTTTATTGCTGGGTGTGCGCTAGTCAAAGTCAATGGATTGGTTACGTTTGATGATAATCGTGCACTTCTGCCGACAAAATCACCTTTATTTAAAGCAAAATCTCCGTCTTCGCTCAATCCTGCATATACGTTTATATCATTACGCTGTAGGTGAGTTGTCGCCCACGCTTTACCATCATTCCTGAACTCGATGTAAGTACGCGATCTGGCTCTTTGCGCTCCTGTTGTACCGTTGAGTATACTTTGAAGTATACCTCCGTTAGTGGTTTCATTATCCGAAGAAATTACAAGATTGAGATTTTTAAATTGTGGGCTATCAGCAAAATCAAGTGACTTAAATTTCTTCCATGCGGTCCACTCCCATCCAGTTTCCGAAGACTGAATAATGTGCTGGCGCATATAAAAAACGCCATTTGTACCATTGTAAGGGAAATAAAGCTGAGTGCATCCAGAGTTACCGTTTGCACCGTTTTTTATAACAAGTAATGCTCCCGCGCTTGTTACTGGATAACCATTGGATGGTGTAGCGTTAGCGTTTAACCCCTGGCTATAAAAACCAGAATACTCGCCGGTTAGCGTATTAATGTTGGTGGAACCAAGATTTGATTTTTTCTCATACATAACCTCAAGGTTGGTGCGAGCTTGTTCTGAGTTACGCCCAGATGTACCACCTTGCGCAAGTTCTAACGGTTTCCATTGACCAGTCTCGCCATTATAAACACCCCATGCACGATCGTTGCCAATTTCGAAATATGTTTTACCGTTGCCAGCGTAAATACGGGTCTGGTCGTCACCAATTTGAGAAAAGCGATCTACTTCATCTTTTCTTGCGTGTCGTGTCCATTGCGGTCCTGTTGATTCGCTCCACTTATAAGTGTAAGCACTGCCGGTAATATGCCCTATAAAAAGACCAGAAAATGCCTGGACACTGCCTAAGGTCGGGCAAATAAAGCCAGATAGATAGCGCTCACCTGAAGCAACAGAAGGCCACCCGGTAGCACCTTCCATGATGCGCAGAAAGCCAAGATAACCTGATGGATTTCCTGAAATATCCGGGCAATCTCTGGGGTTTGAGGAAAGACCGATGTTAGATCCGGTGATGTTCTGCGCCTGATTGCGATAGTTAAGCGCATCTGCTGCTGATTTTGCCGCATTGGTTTCGCTGGTGGCCGCCGCCGTTTTGCTATTGCTGGCTGCTGTTTCGCTGGCTTTTGCTGCATCCTGTGACGCTTTTGCTGCTGTTGCTGAGTTTGCTGCCGCAGTTTTTGATTCAGCCGCCGCGTTTTTGTCTGATTCTGTTTTTTGAGCGTTGGCGGTTGATTGCGCCGTTTCTGTGCGAATGTCGGCAAGAAGTTGTTCCATTTGACCATCACCGCCGAACTCGTTCCACCATTCAACGGCTGTTGCGATCTCTGTTTCCTTACCCTGGTAATAACGCAGAGTTTCGGCTACATCCTGGGCAAGCCCATCAACTGAGATCGAGTCAGATAGCAGAATGCTAAATTTTGTCCCGGCAGGAATGGCAGGATTAGCCGCAGGCGTTACTGATAATTCAGTACCGCTCTTAATTTCGGTGATAGTGAAAATCTGTACCGGATTTCCAATGGCAATGAGCGTGCACCCAACACGGATGAGGGAGAGAGGCGCGGAAAAATCTGTTCCAGTGCCTGTAACTGCGTTGCCATTGATGGCAATTGTTCCAGTTGTATAAATCATTGCAATGACTCCATTATGTTAATTAACGGAATAATTCTACCATTTTGTGATCTTTGTTGCATTTTCTGCTTATACAAAATGTTTTGTTGATTTATATCAATATACAAAATGTTGTTTTGTCGGATATTTAAGTCACCTGATAAGCCGGATGAACCAACAAGAATGAGGATTCAAAAATGAAAAACGTGTTCAAAGTGGTTTTGTTCGCTGCGGCTGTTGCTCTTACTGGTTGCGCTGTTGACAAAGACGCCGCATTGCACAATCTGCCAAATAGCGGAGTAATTCCACAAGATGTTGTCTATGATGGTAGCGGTCATCTTGTCTATGACACTGAAAAACTGCCATATACTGGGCAGTGGTGTCATGAACTCGATCACAACATGCGCCGCATCGGTAGCCCGTCGAACTGTGTAGCAAACTACTAAAAGAAAACCCCGCGCGAAGCGGGGTTGTTTTTATCCTGAGAATGAACCAGAACCGCGCGACACAATGACGGTCGGTGAGTTTATATAAGCCCCCTTGCTATTTTGAGCGGATACCCTAATTTTAACTGTAACGCTCTTGCTTGTTACTGCTGATGAATGCATAACAAGTCGCTCGTCGCCAGCCATCGACAGGCTTTTCTCTGAACTGCCGATGATTATCGTACAGCCACCAAACCCTTTAACGTTTGCCATAACGCAGATATGTCTGCTGTGCGCCGCGTCTGATGTATCGTTGTATGTAATTGTTTTTTCCAGTACGCCATCTGCTAACCTGCTAACGTCAGCTCCCGTATACATGTTCGCAACGTCACCTATAAATGTCTTCGCCTCAAGCGACCCGGAGAACTTACCGCTGCTGGCATACACAGCCCCCCTTACCGTTACGTTGTTAAGCTCAGCGCTACCGTTTTTGTTAATCATCCATCCTGAAGACCCTGCGGCGTAGTTGGTTGATTGTATTTGCTGCGCGATCTTAGCTGTAGTGATGGCTGCATCTGCAATTTTAGCCGTTCCTATTGATGCGTTTTTAATAAACGCTTCTTTTACATACATTGCGCCGTTAGACACATAGAAAGGCGTTGTATATGTGCCGTTTGCCGCTGTCATTAACACGAAGCGGTCAACGAGGAAAATACACTGCGATTGAAAGTTTGTGCCGTTACCAGTAAGGCCAAGCGACATACCTGTAGCGTACTTCATGCCGTTGTTATCTGTTGCCAGCTTGATTGAATATGACGCATCAACGTTACCCTTGAAATCGGTTAGCGCATTCGATGTTGTCTCTATTGCTGTCGTGTTCCCGTTAACGGTCACTGTTAGCTGATCAATTTTGCTTGATAATGCCTCGTCAGCAGTTGCCATAGCCTGCGACCATTCTGTAATACTTGAGTTTACGGAATCGAAAGACGCTGAGATCTGGCTAAATTTTTCTGCGCTTGATGCTTCATGCGTAGAAAGTGCCGTTGATACCTCAGACACCTTCGAGTTAATCGTACTGGTAAGCGATGAATTGAGGCTACTGATTGCGTCAGTGCGTGCCTTCGTTTCGTCTGCAATGGCTTTGTCGATGCGGGTCACGTTGCTTGTAACCTTGCCATCAAGGGTTGAAATTGACGCATTCACACCGCTGATGGCTTGTGCTCTGGCGCTTGATTCGTCGGCAATCGCCTGGTCCAGTCTGCTAACCTCTGATTCTGTGTTGCTTTCAAGCGTGTTAATGCTTGCTTTGACGCCGCTGATTGCCTCGCTTCGTGCGTTGGTTTCGTCTGCAATGGCCTTATCGAGACGTGAAACGCTGGCGTCAGTTTTCTTATCAAGATCCGTGATTGACGCCTTCACCACGCTAATTGCTTCTGCTGTGGCCTTTTTCTCTTCAGCGATAACATTGTCAATACGGTCAATCTGCGCGTTGGTTTCTTTGCGTCCTTTCTTGTACTGTGCCGTAAGGGTAACACGCGTGTTGGTTTGAGCGATTGAGTTATTAATCAGCGCAATCGAGGCGTTTTGCAGACTTGCTTTTGTCTGGCTTATTTCGTCGCTGTTCTTGTCAACGTTATTTTCAACCTTGCCAAGTTCGGCGCTGATTCCAGATATAGCTTGAGCACGGGCGCTTGATTCGTCGGCAATTGCCTGATCCAGGCGGTTCACGCTGGCGTTTGTGTTACTTTCGAGTGTTGTTAAATCAGCTTTAACCTCTGTTATTGCGGCGCTTCTTGCTTGTGTTTCGTCAGCGATAGCCTTGTCGAGACGTGAAACGCTGGCGTCAGTTTTGCTTTCAAGATTGCTTATTGAGGCTTTCACATCGCTGACCGCCTGACTCCGTGCGCTGGCCTCGTCAGAAATCGCCTGATCAAGGCGTTTAACTTCTGAATTGGTGTTACCTTCAAGTGTGTCAATACTTGCTTTGACTCCGCTGATTGCGTCAGTGCGTGCCTTCGTTTCGTCGGCGATAGCTTTATCTATGCGCGTTACATTGCTTGTTACCTTGCTATCAAGCGTGGAAATTGACGCATTCACGCCACTGATAGCTTCAGTTCTTGCGCTGGTTTCGTCTGCTATTGCTTGATCCAAACGTTTAACGCTGGCGTCTGTTTTCTTGTCGAGCGATGAGATGCTCGCGTTAACGTCACTGACTGCCTGTGTGCGTGCGTTCGTTTCGTCTGCGATGGCCTGATCAAGCCTGTTGACGCTGACATCGGTTTTCTTGTCGAGATTGCTTATTGATGCGTTAACGCCGTTGATTGCTTCAGCGCGGGCGCTTGCCTCGTCAGCCACTGCGCGTTCCACGCTTGAGATCTGACCTTTAAGGTTAGAATCCATCGTGTTCATTTCTGCAGTGATGGTTTCCAGTGATTCCGCTGTAGCTTTTTTTTCTTCAGCAATAACGTTGTCAATGCGGTCAATTTCGGCCTTCGTCTCTGTCCTACCTTTCTTGTACTGCGCAGTGAGAGTAACCCGCGTGTTGGTCTGAGCAAGTGAGTTGTTGATAAGCGCCAACGACGCGTTTTGCAGGCTTGCTTTTGCTTGCGCCAGTTCACTGCCAACTTTTTCGCTAGATACCTCAAGAGAATCTATTCTTGCCTCATGCTGTCCAATATCGTCGGCGTTTTCCTCAACCTTTTTATAGAGATCTTCCGTTTCTTTTTTCAGTGTGTCTGTGTCAGCTTTTATAGCACCTGTTTCTGTGATTAGGCCGTCCGTGTCAACCCTCAAATCGTCGGTGATGCTTGTCAGGTTGTCCGTGTCAACCCTCAAATCGTCGGTGATGCTTGTCAGGTTGTCAGTTGCAGTTTTTAGGTTGTCAGTAGCGTTTTTCAGGTCATTTGTAGCGCTTTCGATAAGATCAGCGCGGTCGCCAAGATCTTTAATGTCGCCAATCATGTCCTTAAACTGTTCTGACTCCATGACATCCTTCATCACGTAGTCGCTGATTTCGTCGAAGTTTTCAGTCGGTTTACCTGATGCCTCAACGAAGTCTGACACACCGAAAGCGTTACGCGTGCGCACATAGACGTAATAGGTGTGTCCCGTGTTCATACCGCCAAAAGTCCATTGGTAGCCGCGCCCGGTAAACTGTGCCAGCGTGGTTACTTTTGACGGGTCAGTGATCTGATTTTCACCTGAGTAGTAGAAATCATATGCCGTGTCAGTGGTCATGGTTGTTTTGCTGATCGGATATACAGTTGCCTGGAATACACCAGGAACCCAATTGACTCCAATAGGAGCCGCTGGAGCACCAATAACCAGGTCCACAATACTTTCCGCACCCTTCATGCCAGTGTCATTACGCCCGCGAATACCAATAGTGTAGCTGCCAGCGTCGAGGCCATAAAAATCATAGCGGTAATTCGTGGTTTCATAAGTTGCCACTACACGCCCATCTGCGTTATATACGCGTATTTCAAAGGTCAGGCGATGCGTTGTCGTCTGTGTTTCCCATGTTGCGCGGCATTGTACTGTCTCAGAACCAACGTTTAACACCTTCAGATTTTCAATGTTAGGCACGCGGAAGTGATTAAGAGTGTCGTTGTTTACCTCGAAGATTGCGCCTTCATCAACTACGGCCTGTTTGTGCGGATCATGTTGTGCAGCCTCGATGGTGTACACGCTATTATTTTCTGTTTCTGCTACGCTGATGATTCGACACAGAACAGGTTTTGCAGATTCAGTCGATACAGCAAAAACAGTGCCGTTTCGAATCCATGACGGGGCCGCCGCCAGTGTGATTTTGTTTCCACTCACCCCGGTGATCTGGTGTTTTTTAAATTTGCCGTCGCTATCCAGTAAGCTGATTGTGTCACCAGCCGCGATATATTCAGAATCAACCTTGTCTACCGTTATCACTTTGCCATTGTTAGCAACGATACGACCGCCTAAGCGAGCGCCAGCGCGGTTATTGTCGAGTATCTCGATAATATCCCCTGGTGTGAAGTGAATTGCGTCACGGGCCATTTTAAACGTGAATTTTGATGGTTCGCGTTTTGCTGTTTCTATCAGCCATTTGCCAGCGCGGTACGCCTGCCCGCGTGACGTGCAACCGAAAGCCTCCAACGTGGTTTCGTTGTAACCATCGCGGGCGATCAGTTCATCATCTGCCACGTATTCTTTTGATTGCTCCCAGCCGTTTTCCGGGTCAGTCCATGACACGATCACGGCGTTGTAGGATTCTGCGCGGGCTATACTTGAACGAGTGAACGCGCCATCAACGACGTTAGCATTAGTGATGGTGGCAATTGGATCCTGCGGCGCATCAATCATCACAGTAAGGCGCTGCCCGTCCCATAACGCGATACCACGGAACATGCCTGCAATGTTGTCCAGTAGGTCGCGGGCGCTCATTTGCTCAGTGATGTAAGCGTTAAGCGTCATGCGAGGTTCAAAGCCGCCGTAACCGTCGTTTACCAACTGGTCGCAGTATTGAGAAAGCGTATACAGTGCGCCGTCATCAACGTCGATGTAACCAGCGTGGCGGGCAAGCCCGAAACGTTCATTTTTCACCAGATACCGGAAAAGCCAAGCTGGGTTATTGGTATACGCTTTTTTAAAGCCACCAAGCCACAAGCCTGAATATGTGCGTGTTTCCGGGTCGTAGTTATCAGGCACATCAACAATCAGACCGCGCATGTGATAGGTGCGTGTAGGAGTATCAGTATACTGATCGTGGTCAATTACCGCGCCTGCTACAGCGGTGTGAGGATAAGATAAATTATCGTCGATTATCTCGCTGTAACTGCTCCATCTGGTGTCGTTGTGAAGAAGATCGCCAGTGCTGTCAGGCGTTACGCGGCGAACGCGAATATCAAACGGTTTTTCATCCGGCGCCTGGATGATGTGCGCCTCGAGGTACTCACCGCTTTGTTTACCTGGGCCAATAGTAATATTTTTAACCAGTGACCATGTTGATGATGATGAAGGTTTGACATCAACCATCAATACAACTGATGTATTGTACTGATTGCCCTTATCATCTGACTGAACCAGAGAATCAACGCCAAGATTCAGCCTTACGCGGTTAACGTTTGGATCTGAGACGGTCCTGATTATTGGTGTATCGTGAGTTACTTTTGCGTTAACGATAACCGTTGATTCAATGGCGTTGAAGCCGTTGATTGGTGACTGGTCAGCCGTACCATTACGCCACGCTACGCTAACGCCGGAAACTGACGTGTTTCCGTTTGCGTCAGTGATAGGCGTGTCATTAAGCATTACGCTGTTTAATGGCGCTTTCTGGTTTACAGGGCCGTAGATTGGGCCTTCGCTGAGAATGTCCAATACTCGATAAAATTGTTTGTGAAACAGGTTATCGTTTAACAATGTTGGTGTTTTGGCTTTGCCGCCGCCGCTACTCATGGCTTTTTCTCCTGTTAACTTACAACGTCTAGAGCGTCTCTGTTGTTGTTTGTGTCTATGCCTAACGATCCGACGTTTGAACCTATTTTCATTTCACCCAACAGGATCGGCACTGGTCTACCCTGGCCTACCTTGTTTTCAATGCTGGTGTATGTGTTGTTAGATATGGTGTTATCTTGTGCGCTTTCTGCTGATGTTTTTATCTTCATGTTGCGTGACATAAAGATCGAGAATGCAACGCTAACAACCGAAACACCGATCAAAATCCAACCTACAACGCCAATCCCCGCAATACCACCTTCCACCACTGGCGCAACAATGACTGTGGTTCCGTCAGGGTATTTACTGTTAACCGCTGCGGGCGCGGTCTTTTCGTCATAATCTTTCCCGGCAATTCGTAAGCGCAACGGGGTGCTTAAAAACGCCCTTTTGAACTCATGATTCTGCGCAACCAGCAAGCCAAGTCCCTGGGCTGGCGTATCAACGTTCAAACACACCTTGCCGTAATATCTTCGAAGATTGCCCGTAAATCTAAACTTGAGCATTTGTCAGATCTCCATATTGAATTGGTTTGCCGAACATACGCGGGACGCATTTGCTCGCGGCGGCTTAACAGTCCGGCATTGTCATGATGCAAAACAGTGTTATCGCCCAGGTAAATCATCGCGTGGCATGGGTCAGCGCCTTTAAATGGCTGACGGATAATCACATCACCTGGCTGAATGCTTTGAGCGTCAACCATAAAAAACCCGTGCAATGGCAGGTTCTTTATGTACAGGTTTTCCCCACGCAGCCACCACCCATCGTGGCGCTCAAAGTCCGGCAGATCCACGCCGCAAAGATGATATGCGTCACGGAAAAGCGAGTAACAATCTGCTTTCCCGTGTTCAAATTTACGTCCTAACAGGTGCGCCACCGGGCGGAATTTTCTTACCCTGCCGCCGGAACACAAATACCACGGCATGCCTGAAATAACCTGCTGTTGTCGATCCAGCGCTGACAATATCAACGAATTGTCAGTATGGGAGTGAAAAACGGCGGTTATAACGCCTAATTCGTCAGCTTTGATATAATCGTCAGGCGAGATTTTAAAGCTGTTGTGAGGCGTTTCAGACACGTTAGCGCACGGGTAAAAATAATCGTTATCTATCACCAGCCCGCACACTTCCTCTTCCTGGTGGGCTGCCGCATAGCGAATCATTTTATCTTCAAGTGACATAATTAACCTACCTTGCTAGATCCTGGGAAACATGAAATTGGTAACGGATTCGGGCGCGGAAAACGCAAACGGCAACCGCTCAGGCGGTGGCTGCATTTATCCAACTTTGGATCGCTGGTCGATTCGTCTTTTTCAGTAGCCACAGGGCCGCCACTGTATCCGCAACCGTCGCCCCGGTATTGCCACTGGCAAACGTCAGCGAGAATTGTGCGCCCTGGGATAACTGCCTTGTCAGCGTCAATTGGCGTTGACAGTTCATACTGCACCTGGTCGGCTGTTTCTTCGCTCATCGCCTCAATGACGTAAAAAGATACAGCCTCGATAGATGGATCTGCATCCGGGTTGCCGTTTGGGAAGTTGACGGCGTCCAGGTATTTTACTTCCACCTGGCGGCGCGTAACCTTCATTCCTCGCAGGTCATTGAAATCGTTGTTCATCCCTGTGATTAGCCCGCCGATGTTGGCTACCACCATTTGTGGGCGTGAGTAAACGCCTTCGTTTTTCATTTCGAAGCCAGTCGCCTCGATCGGGTAGCTGTTGTAAGCTACTCCCTTCCAGATAACCGGGCCGTAATATCCATTCGCGCCGGAATGGAAGCGGATAACCTCGCCTCC